ACGCCAGTCGCTACACGCCAGTTGTCGAAATGAAGCAGCATCTCAAGTCCGAGATAATCGCCGACTCAGAATCCTTCAACCCAGACCTCTTCGAAGAAATGGTCGCGGGTCTGCAAGAGTCCCCAGATTCTCCGGACGTCATCGAGCACCCAGAAGACATTGAAAATCAAGTCAACGGGCCCCCCATAATTCCCGTGGAAAGAGGTAAAATTTTATACTCTATGTTTAATGTAAAGTAATTTAAATTTTTTTCAGCCAGGAAACGTTCCGCCGAGGAAGAAATTGCCTTGCCAGCGAAACGTGTAAACATGACGTTTCTAGAAAAGCTCTTGAAAATGGAAAAGGAAATTATCAGAAAAGCTCTTGAACAACACGAAGGCAAAGAAGAGATCCGCGCCATCTTGGGTAATTATCTTTTGGTCAAACGGCGTCATTGTACTAATCGATATATACAGCTACACCAAATGAAAAGTTCAAGCAGCTTGTGGTGGCCAAATGTAAGGGGGAAAATGTGCCACATGGCGACTATAAACCGGAGATTTTTGCCGTCTTGGATGCATTCACCGAAGAACAGCGTAATGCTATCATCAATACTGGTAATTTAATTTGTCTTTGTTTACAATTCGGTATTGACGCTTTTTATTAGTTTCTTGGGATGACTTTGATAAGCAAATGGGCATGAGTATTGAGTGTATATATATTGAAGAAAAATCTGAAATCAAAAAAGCCCTTGAAGACATCGATAAAGCGAATGCCATACGCGAAGTAATGGAAAAAGATTGCGAGACGTTTTGGAAGTATTGCAAATCTAGAAATGCCAAATTCGAATATGTGATACGCGCTTTAGGCGAAAAAGAATGCGAGTATATTTGTGATGCCAAGTCTTTGATTTATGTTAAAAATCGTATGATTTTATGTGCTTATAATTTGCAAAACGAACCATCATCCATCCAACCATTTAAGCCCAAGCTTGATTTGCCACTCGTCTCTTGGACGTGAAACAAAAGCATGCCGAGATGAGATGATGTCAGAATTGCAGCAGATAATGGAGAAATTAGACCTTGATGATCGTGAGATGGAAGACTAATTTTTGCATATATATATATATGTATTTGAAAATTATGTATACTCGAATACATTAAATCATATTACTCAAACTGTTTTCGATTGAATTTTTTCAAAATCATCATACCCGAGAAAAGAATAATAAACAAAACACAATCACCCAGCAACACTATGTAAATTTTTACACCAGATGTATCCGATGTAAATAAAGACAATTGGGAGAAAAACTGCTGACCCCATCGAGCGGAAAAGGATGTATGCGAATGCTTATTGATGACACTTGTAGACTTTTGTTTCTAGTGGAAGACAATTTCCCCATATTGACAGTATGATGTGGTCAATAAATTTCCCCGCGGCTCTATAACCACGTGATCAACGATAACATCAATAAATTTCACCATCGCCATGATATCCATGCAAAAGCAAATAGCGATAGTTGTATATAAGGGCGATCACACTAGTTCATAGCTCGCAAGTCGCTATGGAAGAGGTTTCAGTTGACCTCATCTGAGCAACTTGAAGAATTGCAAAATTGTACTATATGTCTAGAAGAAATCATGCGCCCCGTGGTATTGGAATGTAAGCATTCTTTTTGCCTCTATTGTTTACACAAATGGACCTTGACAACAAAAACATGTCCCAACTGCCGCGTAGATGTCAACCCTGAAAAGATTCCCGTTACCGGTTTGAGCGATCTTGAAAATTTTCACGACGCGGAAAACGACGTGGAAGAATTGCAGCGTCCAGTGTATTTTATGTCAGAAGCGAGCCGCTTGGAGGTGACCACCATGGCAAACTCTACACTTTCCGATCATACCAGTACCAGAGTCGCATTCGAGTGCTGTGATTGTAACACGTTTACAGACTACAGGGGACATTTGCTTGGATGCCTTTGCTGCAGGCGGAATGCAAGAACTATACCACGAAGCTTGTTTAGGGTGGATCTGGAAAACGGCCAAGTTGCGAACAAATTTTGATAGATTGTATACCCGGCGTTGCAAATGGAACATCCTATTATCAGAAGGCAGTTGCCTTCGAGTGCTTTTTACGTGAAAGCAACATTGTAGCAACTAATGGTCGTGCATTTGTTGATATGCTGTGATTCATTGTATTGAGCAAAAATACATATTGCCCCCGCGTAATCATATTTGCCATGAAATTCATATACCAAAGATTGGCGCCGTATCCGGCCGCGGCGCGTAGGCAGATGAGATCTCACCCGCCAGAAAATATCGAATTCTGCATAAATACTCGTTGTCAATGATAACTCGCCGCCAAAAAATTTCCGGGACTAGAAAAAAAATTTTTGAAATATTTTTTTCAAAAAACTTTTTCAAAAAAATTTTGAAATTTTTTTCAAAACTTTTTCAAAAAAATTTTTGAAATATTTTTTTTGTTTTGGAAAAAAATATTTTGCCCGGAGGCGACAAGATTCAACACTTGAAAACGCGGAAAGTTCGAGACATGAAATAAGATTTTATTGTGATACCCGGATTATACACGAGTTCTATTATATTCTACATGGATTATACACGAGTCTTCACATTTCGGTTTCTTCAATCTAAAATGTCGAAACATGCCCTCTTTGCCTTAGACAAATCTGACACGATTTTCTTTCTGTATGTAGCGTTAGGTTCCTCTTTGTACAATTTTCCAATGATTTCATGTTCGGTAATAAGCTTGCGATCACTCTCCAGACAGTCAAAAACTCTCTTCTTGGCAGCTTCAAATTTGACTCGGATGTCCACACCAGCTTTCTTCAGATTGGCATCACTAACGTAATCAACATCAGCCTTAATTGTTTCCATGGATTTTAACGTGTCCTCCCTATATATCTCGATCAGTTTAGATTCGCGTTCTATGATCTTGGTGGACTCGGCAATTTCTTCATCGATATCTTTAAGTTGGGCGTCGATATTCTTCTTTTCTTCGGAAAGTTCATCGTAAAGAAGCTCCTCGATGTCATCTCTGCTTGCCAACAGTTTACGTTGTTCCTTGATGACACGCTTGCGATTGTTAAGTGCCAGATGTTTCTTTCGGGCAGCCTTTAATTGCTCATCTGCTTCGGCAAGTCGTTCCTTTGAAAGCTGCTCTTCAATAATTTTCTTCTCGTTTAGCACTTTCTCAAATTCTGCTTTGGCTTCACGCACGTCGTTTTCGGACTTCAGGCGTGCATATTCTAATTCTTGATGGTCGAATAAAATACACTTACTAGATTCAAGAGCGCTAACGGGCTCCAAAAGGGACACAACTGCTTGTATCAATTGCGTATTTGCAGACATCTTACTTTAGAACTTGTGCTGTAGAACTCGTGTGTTCGTATGTTGACTTACACTCGTGCTTTATACAAGATCGAGATCGATGATGATAACGTTGTCGTTTTTCAGATACGCATAGCGAGATAGATATAGCATTACTTGTGGCATGGGTTAGTAATGTTGAGTCTATGTCCTGTATTTTTTTCGACCGGAAAGAATTGGACCGCGCGTGCAAAATATCTGGCCACGAATTGTGTGAAGCTAAAGAAAAACTAAAAAAATTGCAAGAAAAACACAATTTTGACATTTTGAAGGGGAATATCACTGATGAACTCGAATCTTTAGCGAGATACATTTTCACATTGGATAGAGGAATATAGACGCAGCTTGCAAGAAATCAAAGTGCTCATGGAACAGAAGAAGAGCCTGAAGGCAAAAATCGCGGCCAGCAAGACCGAATTTGATGTTGCCGAGAAAAAAGTTTTTGTCAAGAAACTTATAACAAACTTGTCGCTAAACAAGACGCTCTTATTAATGCAGAACGCGAAACAAAAATATACCGAGATGAAGTCATGTCAAAATTGCAGCAGATACAGAAGAAATTTTTAGACCTTTCACGATCATGTATTTGAAAATTATGTATAATCGAATACACTAAATCATATTACTCAAACTGTTTTCGATTGAATTTGCTGATGGGCGTTTGCTTTTCTCAAAATGGATCATTTCCTCGACTAGCATTTTTATCTTGCTTTCATCGCACTCCCAGATTATCCTATTATAAAAAATGTTCATGATTCGGTCAGGATGTTTGCCAAACGGATGAGAGCCGCCTGTGAAAAAGTAGCCAAATACGCATCCAAGCGAGAAAATATCTGATGAGCTGCTTTTTTTCACGTCTTTAATTGGATAACACTCTGGGGTTGCCATCCTAATGTACTCGTTCTTCTCGGCGGGTCCTTGTCCATATGCCAGGAGCAGTCAAAGTCGGCCAATTTGGGTAATCCGTCCAAAGAAATGAGAATATTTTGAGGTTTTATATCACCATGCACAATTTTGATAGAGTGAAGGTATTTCAATCCACGTGTTACTTGCAACATCATTTCCACGTCTCTTGGACCGTGGATATATAGATCCAAATCGCTTTGACACAACTCCATTACGATGTAACTGTTATTCAAAGAGAATTGAAAAAGAATTTTGCAAATGACCAATATGCAACTTACACAAATACAAAGTCCTCTTCTTTGTGGAAAAAGCGAATGACATTTTCGTGTACAAGTTCCCAAATCCAGGGCATCTCACATATTTCTTCTCGAAATACGCGTTTGATTGCCACATCTCTATCACGAAATTTGCCCTTAAATACGCATCCAAAACCTCCTCGGCCAAGTATCGTGTTTTTGTCAATGGAGAATTTAGTATTTTTACTTCTCTGGTAAATCTTCCGGGCTATTCCAGTGATAACTGACATAAATCAGCGATATAGTTGCGTTTTTACACGCCCATCGTTTCAACGCGCAAGACCGGGGTGTCCTACTCCGCTATCTCTCAGTATAAAAACACGCAAGTCGCTACACGAGAGTCGCTACACGAGAGTCGCTACACGCAAGTCGCGCTAAGCTCATGGATCCCAAGCAATTAGAGGAGGTCATTACGTCTCTCGAGACATGTGTTAGTGAGTTTCAGTCCATGTCCTGTATTTTACTTAGCCGTACAGAATTGGAAGTTAAGCGCGGCGAACATCTCTTCAACCTTTTTCAGGCTGAATGCAACCTTCAATACTTGAAAACTAAATTCGACTCTTCGAAGGTAGACATCGACTCTCTGAAAAAACAGATTAACGAAGCATCTAATCGTCTAATAATCAATCAACGTATACTTCACACGGTTCAAAAAAGTGGGGGAAATGACACCGAAGCCCTTGAAAAGGTCACCAAAGACATTCTCGCCGACGAGGACACAATAAAGAGCAGCTCGCATACAATCCGGGCGCTTAAAGATTACAAAAAGAAATTGTTGGACAATGAGACCAACATTAAAGCTGCCGAGAAAGAACTTTCTGAACAATCAGAGATTTGTAGCAATTTTAATTTTATTGTAAAATTGGTGGAAGAGGCAGAAAAACGCCAAGATGACATCATTTCAAAATTGGAGCATATTTTGAAAATGTTGGAAGATAACAAGTCGAAGAGACCAAGGTTGCACTAATTTTTCATATTTCAATGAGAATTATAAGCCGTGTATGCAATCGTTGATAAACTAGACGTGGGCAATAAATATCTCCATTATACAATTGTGTTAAGAGACATCTGTTTTTTCGATAGTGAAATATCGATCCAATAAACAAAATGTAAATTTTAGAGATATCTCCCATGACGTTCTCGATATGAAATGTTATTTCGATCCAGTATAAAAGCGCGAGTCGTGTAACGACGCCCCACAGTAAGAAAGCAAGTATGGATCGTACGCAAGCCTCTGATATTGAGCTCGCAATATCGGAAGACAGAGAGATTGCAGCCAAAAAAGCATATAAAACATTGCTAGAAGCTAAGATGTTGACGCTCAGCTGAAGATAGAACATGAGCATTTATCCAATAAAGGTATGATTGAATGGCTTAGAAAAGACGTGCAGAAGAACAGTTGCAAAATCGAGACTGTAAAGAAAAAAATTGCTGAATTGGACGAGTTTTTAGAGCGCCACCAGAAACTTACCTTTAGAAAGCGTATCATCAGAAAACGACTTCCAGGTTTGGATATTACAGATGAAATAGAGAAAATTCTCTACCATAAACTCACAAAAGAATGGAGGAATATCTACTCCGAACTTAAAGATATGAATGAAGTCATTGCCGATGCCAAGAATGGCAAAGAACGCAATTTAAAACTCGTCAAGGCTCTTGAAAACTACGAGAATGACATGTTAAATATGATAAAAGAATGTGAGGTTGATGCTGATTACGTTAGTGACCCAAATCTTAAAAAATCTAGTGTTGATATCAACGCCAAAGTTAAAGCTGCCGAGGAAGAAGTTTTCGCCGCTCTAGAAAAATCGCATCGCTGAACATAACAAAAAACTGGAAAACGATACCCCAAAAAGAGGAGTTGGACGATGAGTCGGATGACGACGGGCCGAAGATACCGAAGTATGATGATATGTAAAATTTGTGTAGCACAATAAACTTATATATCTTATCTCTTGGGTATATATACAACACAAGTGTAACACACAAGTGTAACACAGATGGAGAGTTATTCAGAGCGTATACAAAAAGTTTTACAGCTCGATAGGGCTGACATATTAGAATTTGGTTGTAACATTTATAGCATATTTACCGACGGTGAAAATCCCTTTGGAGATGAAAATAGAGAAATTTTCAAAAAATATGGTCTTTACGATCTAAGCACATGTGACGACGAATCTATACAACAACTTGTGGCTGCAATGTTAGACGGGCACCAATTCGATCACCCGATGTTTTGGAGCTCAGAACGCGTTAAAAAGTATCTGGACAAAAAACGAGGCGATCCTCGATTGGAAAAAATTTGGGTACGTCCAAACGAGCGTGGACTGCTGGCGCTATCTTGCTGTAAAATTTTGCAGAAGATGAAAGTGAGACTCCGTTTTTTGTTTTTGAAAAAACCTTATGTGAAACAAATATTTTTTTACAGGATGATGCAACCTGGCTTGAAAAATATCCCGGTGTTGTCGGTGCTATTTTTGCATCCGAAAAAGAGTATATTAAAACCCAACATCTCATAATTGGAAAAGAGCGCTGCAACGAATTTTATCACGGACGACTGGATGAAACTTATGTGCACGTTTTTGAGAGTGACAATTTCGAGTTTCTTAACATATGGAAACGCTTGCGACGTCTTCGTTCACATGACAATGTATTGTCGTGTTTGGATTATTTAGTATCCGATAACAAATGGTAAATCTTTTTTACACTTTTAGATATGAAAACATAATGTAAATATTTTAGGTTTGGTGCAATAACGCCATTTCAAGAAGTTTCGGTGTTCGACAAAGACACACTGCGTCAAATAGTAGAGGGTTTAAGCTTTTTACATTCAAATGGTATCGTTCACGGAAATCTGACAGAAAAAAGCATCGTCAAACAAGAAGAATTTTTCAAGATTTCCATGCTCGGAGCGACCGGAGGCAGTTACAAGGACGACATTCGAGCACTCGGTAAAATTATTCGTATAAACAACAAAACCGCAGAGCATTTGGTAAAGTGTTTGACGGATGACGAAGTTCCCGATGCATCGGAAATCTTGTATCATCCATTTTTTTGGGACGACGTTTGCATTGCAGCATTTTTTTCATTGGCATATCTCTACCCGGTTGGTTCAGATGTGTTAGTTTGTAGTAAACATGTATGTGTTAAACATAGAGATGTACTTCTATTATTTGCAAATGCCTATGAGCAAAATCGCAAAGCGCTAACGAAAATATGCGCAAGTTATTGTCGGAGCCTTCCTCAGCTCACACTTCTAACATGGTTGAAGCTGCAGCCGTATAAAGAAGACCCTGAAATTTGCCATTTCTACAGCAGCAAGTACAATTGGTCGCCACACCATGGCCTGTGCGATGGTGTAGAGCAAACGAAACGTGTACATTTTGCCGACCCATTGTTTGAAATTCGAATACTTGAAGATAATGAAATTCATCGAAAGGCTCGCATTGGAACATGGAAACAGGACGGAGATAGAGATAGAATGAGATTTTCTAGACTTCTTGAAAATGCCAGTGTTATCTTGGCTCCAATGCTCATGTTGAAACTGCTTGCGATATTGCATGACCCAAAAGTAGACCCAAAAGAGAAATATTTAGAGTGGATTTGATATACATGTCGTGTGATACTCATATAAATACAATTTAAAAACCAAAACTCTCACATTACTATAACATAGGTGTCAGTATGCCGCACATGTTTGAGGCTACAAGGGCATTGCGTTCTGCTTTAGCTATGGAAAAGAAAGGGAACGATCACAAAGCATTGAGGCTATTTCACCATGCCCTCTCATTGTGCCCACGGCATCCAGATTTATTGAACCACTATGGAGAGTTTGTTGAGAAAAATAATTTAATCCTAGCAGACTACTATTATTCACAGGCTTTGATATTTTCACCCGGACACGAACAAGCCTTATTAAATCACCTTAGGGTGTTACCGTGTGTGGAAAAGTTGGATCGTATGCATTTAAAAGAAGTTGACCGAAAAAAAAGGAAATTTGGCTGTAACGCGTTTGAGGAGATAGTGAAGATGGAGCATTGTAGATTTATTTACCATTGTGCTGCAATGGAAGGGAATACAATCGATCTACACCAGACAAATATGATTATAGAACATGGATTGATTGCTAGTGGGAAAGAACACAGTGAAATTGTCGGGCTCAACGACGCTGTAATGTACATAAGAAATTGCAATACTGTAACTTTGGATACAATACTTGAAATTCACCGGCGAGTTCTGGGTCGTGTCGATCAAATGGAGGCTGGTCGCGTAAGAAATGTGCCAGTGTGCGTTGGCGATTATCATCCGCCAGGTCCTCTAGAATTGGATACAATCCTGAAGGATTTCATAATATGGCTAAATTCACACGAAAGCTTGCATCCCATCCAATATGCAGCACTTGCGCACCATAAACTTGTGAAAATTCACCCTTTTGCAGATGGAAATGGAAGAACGGCACGTTTACTTATGAATCTCATACTATTACGAAATGGGTTTCCAATCGTAACAATTCCAGTTAAAGAGAGGAATGTGTATTTCGAATACTTACAACTGGCAAACGACGGAGACTACCGACCGTTTGTGAGGTATATTCATGTAGAAAGATGTTAACCTAACTTAACTATATTTTACAGATTCATCGCTAGGTGTGTTGAAGAAACGCTAGATGTCTACTTGGAGCCGTCGAAAAAGTGTTGATTTGGAGCGGTTGGAAAAATTGTCTTATTTCGTATATCTGCGTCATTCGATAACACACATCGCACAACCTTAGACGTATATAAATATAATTTGAAACACAAACTTTCACATTGATATATACTATAAAACATGTCAGAGTGTTTGATTTTTAGAACGGTGCCCAACCACTTTGTATCATCTAGAACATTTTCTAGTGAGCCCACTCCATACAATAAAGAAATTAAATCTATAACATGTGCAAAGATAACCAAACATGGTAATGAATATTATTGCATTGTACCACTTTACGATTATGTTACATACAAAAGAAAAATTACAAAAAACCCAACATTTAATTTCAACACACCGCCTGCTCCCATTGAAAGAAATATATCAGCGGATCTGTTTGACTACCAGACCATTGAATGCAATCGCCTGTTGGATTGTCTCGAAAGAGATCGGGTTGCAGTGTGTGCATTGTCAACGGGACGCGGAAAGACACGAATTGCGTTGGAAATTGCAAAAATTTTAAAACTGGATACGATCGTTCTTACCAATAGAACGAACATTGCCAAATCGTGGAAGGATTCATATGAGCAATCGAACGATTCAACATTAGACGTTGTAACAATACAAACTCTTCACAAGATTACCAAGAAATATGCATTTGCAATTTTCGATGAGATGCCGGAATTGTTTACCAGCACTCATACTCATACCATTATGGAAAAGATTCACCGTCCCCGCTACATCCTGGGTCTCAGTGCGACTCCAAAACGACAAGATTACCTTAATGGTGCAATCGAACTGTTCTTTGGACCTTTGCCCGAAACTTCCATTTCCTTGAGATATGCATCACTGGATATTTTTCTCGTAGACACTAAATTGTCGTTCACTACAGGAACAAAACGCACGTATAATGGATTCATAAATTATAGTGATTATAAGAAAAATACTGCTAAAAATGAAACACGGAACACAGGTATCCTAGAGGTTGTTAATCACTTGTTAAAAAGAAATAGAACCATATTGATCGTATGTTCACTGGTGGAACACTGTGCAGAGCTGAAGAGCGCGATTTCACAGATTTGCTCGAACGTGAATGCATATACTGGCAGTAGTATAACTTTTGACCCATCTTCAAAAGTTCTCATTGCCACCATTCAGAAAATCCAGAGCGGATTTAATTGGATTGAAATAGACACACTCGTCATCACACAGAGTGTAAAGTCTCACGAGTCCATAACCCAAGTAATCGGACGAGTAACTCGAGTGCCCACGGTAAAGGCGGAAATCTACGACATATACGATTCGGATTATATAGGAAAGCGACATTTGAAAAATCGTATTGAAATATACAAGCAAACAAATGCCGCTATACACAGAAGACTTCTCTCCGCTTATACCGAGACGCAAGGGCAATGATGATAGTATAGCGAAGATTTGTGACATTGGAAATGTAACATGGACATTTGGTAGAGTACTTGTATCCACTTCTAACAGTGTTGTAGTTGAATGTAAAAATAAACGTTTTGGAACTAAACATGTGGCAAAAATTGCAACAAAAGATTCTTCTATGCTGTTTAAAGAAAAGCATTTTTACATTAGAGCATGTAAAAATAAAAAAATTCCAGACTCATTGCTTGATTGTGTAAGTTTCGGCAGCTTTGAATTTTCACAAACGCCTCTTAGATTTATGATTTTTAAGCATCATGGTGTCGACTTGCACGAATATACACAGCCGCTTACACATCAAAATCTACTAACTATCATATCCTCCATGCTTAATGCATTTGAGTATATTCACAATGTCGGTTACTGTCACAATGATGTCAAGCCTGCAAACATTTTGGTTGAACCGAGAGGTCTTTTTGGTAAATATTTGAGTGTAAAACTCGTAGACTTTGGAGTATGTGTCAATTATAAGATTAGGAGTAAAAACGGTAGGTATCTCCACGATAAACGATTGGCCAATGCTGGAACATTTAATTATTGTAGTTTAGATTGCCATGCGGGATATTTTAGTCCTGTAAACGACTTGCATTCTTTTGCAATAACGATACTAGACCTGTTGAAGAAACCATTACCATGGGTCACCAAAAAAAGAGATCTGGAAAAATATCACATAAAAAAAACATTTTTAGAGGACGCTTCAATAATAGATTATGTATTCGAGGAAGAAGATCATGTATTTGCAGATGCATTATATAAACTATTTACATTGACACGCGAAGATTTTTTTGATTACACTGAGCTTAAAATGTTATTCTATTGTTGATGTAAATTGCTTTTCCAAAAAAAGTTTTTGGAAAAAAAATTTTTGAAAAAAAATCTTGGACCACGGCAAAAATTTCATGAGCCCCCTCTCGCAATATTCCCCCTGCGCTATCGCTCTCGATCTGGTATAAAAGCGCGAGTCGTGTAACAACGCTCAACGAGTGTAACAACGCTCCACGAGTGTGACTAGAGCATCAAGTAATATGTCAGCGAGTGAATTGCGAGAAGTAATTGGGCACTTAGAGAGGCCCGTTGACATTCTTAACAGGAGGGATTGTATTTTCATTGAACCTAGCGACTTATATCATGAGGATGGCTATTCTGAGCACAAATTGAGTGAAGCCGAATTTCAGAAAACGCTCAAAGAGGAAAAAGATATAGAAAAGGAATATCGTTCATAATGTAAATCAAAGAACCACATCAACATCGAGTTTGCATTATACCTACTTTCCAAACCGGTTAGAAGATTAAAGGCCTCCGAAAAGGAACACTTGGAACTTAACAATCGAAAGCGTTTGATTAAGGAATACCTTCAACTGTTGGTAAATGAAGATGGCGACTTCTATAAAACTCTTCACGATCAACTTACAAAAGAAAAGAAGCATATCAATAACACACTTAAATTAATCAATCAAAAAATTGTCAAGTACAAGGACGTTATAGAACGCGAATTTGATCTCCATAATCTGGAATTAGCCGAGGACATGCGAGACGAAGTTATAGATGCCGAGACAGAATTTTTTGATCGTCTAAAGAGTCATCGCAAGCTTCAAGCCGAGCATGACGCTATTAAAAAACGGATAGATGCTGAACATAAAGAGAAAATCTTGTCGGAATTGCACAGCGCAAAGAGGGCACTTGTCGTCTTTTTAGGACCGGACGAAGATATTGTACACAAGAAACCGAAACTCGGCGATGATAGAGAGTAGATATCGTATATGTCATTTATCTAAATGGGATTGTATTCAATACACTTTGGGTATATCTAAATTAAAATATTATTCTTTTCTAAATGATGTATAATCATGCATATTGTATCTGCAATATCATCTTGTTTCTTGAAGCCTCTAAATAGTTTTAGCTCTTCTCCTTTCAAATAGTTGTTGACATATGCTATGGTAGCCTTTTTTCTTTCCAATTTGCTGCTACAAATTGGAATATTCTTTAACTTGGTTTTGTGCATGGAAGACATTGGCTGGACTCTGTTTTCATATTTATAGTATAACATTGCGTATAGCATATTGAAAACCGCCTTCATTGTACCGTTAGCCTGTACTTGCTGTTCAATGAGTATAACATTGCTATTCTCAAACAGTTCCATGTGGTCCAATATGAGCTTCTTTATATTTTTTGCCCGTGTCTCTGCTACACTTTTACATTTTTTCGTGTCGTCAATGTTAAACAGGTTAAATGTCCATTTATTGGTTTCTGTGTCATGTCTAGAGATTGCGAGGTTTTTCACACCGATGTCTATTGCTAGCACAATCATTTATATATCAAATCTATTTTGTGTTGAAGTGTTATAAAAGCTCGAATAAATTTTCATATATGATGCGAGATAACGATGAGTGTATATATGCACGCATAGCTCGATATTTCATAGATCGCAAGTCGTCATGCATAGGCAAGTCGCAATCAAGTTGTTACGCAGGTCGCTATTGCTACGCAAGTTGCGCCTACTTCGATATCCAAACGAACCGAGTGACAGTTATGAAGCTTACTGCAAGTGTATTCAACGTATAGATAATCTCGATGCCATTCGAAAACTTACACTTACCCCTATCAAGAATAGACTCTCTGCAATCGCAATCATGTTGGAGAAGCTTGAAGAAGAAAATTCGAAGGCTCTTGCCATAATGGAGAAGCTGAAAGAAGAAATAGAAGACTTGCACAATAAATGTACCGCGCATTGGCTATAATACGTATATATAAAATGGTGAAATCTATTGTTCAGTATAGCGATTCTAATGTACCTATGGATCCCGTACAACTTACCGCACATGAAACAAATGTCAGATTGATAAAATTAAACGATGAAAAAAAACACATAATGAATAGATTGTTTGATATCACAAAAAAAACAAAGAAAATTAATAGAATATTATCAATACTATCTATTGTTTCTTATTGCCTTGGATTTATAAATATTATAATACCAATTTGCATTGCAACATTCTCGACATCTAAATATTTCGAGCTGGTAGTCATCATCATTACAACACTCATTGCAACATGTCAAAAACTAAACAGCAATTACTCATCCGTTAAAGATAGATATATTAAAACCAAATCTGCAGGAGATGCAGCATTGTCCATGTTTAATGACCAAATTGAGAAGGCCATCTCTGACAATGAAATTACCCCTGAGGAGTATGATATGATCATGTGTAAGCTACAGCTAGCCAAGGACTCTATAGACAACGAGGGTGAACATATATCCAGTAGACTCAGAGAGTGTCTATTGGAAGAGGGTATGAAGATGGGTGAGCGACGAGAGCGCGATAAAATACTACAAAAGCTTTAAAATTGATGGCACATTTGTATGTTAAGTACCGTGTAATTTAGCTTCATTCTACAATACCTACATGTTGAGTAAATTGCAGTTTACATCTGTGTTATAGTAACATTTGAAAATGGCGGATATAATCAGAAAAATGCATAACGCAGAGATTGCTCTGTATATGGTCTTCAAATACAAACAGTTCTCTGTGCTAGACCTCGTGTTTGAAAAATTTGGAGATTTGACCCATAAACTTTTAGAAAGCGCTCTCAAATCAAACGAGAGCGAGTCGATAGAATATGTGAAGGAGCACTATCCCGAGAGTACATTCGAATCTGACGTTTTTGAATGGTACTTTGATGATGATGCAATTGTTTCAGATGTCGACATGAACAACTTGGATGTTTTGATGTATTTGCTAGAGAATGTGATAGATTTAAAGCTGAGTGATTGGGTAAATCTGTTTGCTATAGAAGTTGGTGCACATGAAAATTTTGTCAAGAACGATTATTGCGACTTTTACATTTTCACATTGACCTGCAATGTTAAAAAAATAGTGCGTATGATTGACATGTATATGTGTAGTGCAGCGGATCAGATGAAATGCTACACGCGTAATAGGAAATATTCTTCACTACTATGGCTAGATGCATCCGATGGTTTCATGGAATATGTTGGCGATAGAATTACCCTGTTGATGAAAAAGAAAATTATTACAATGGATCACGTTAGTAAACATGCTGAAAATGGAAATCATTTGATGTTGAAATGTATGATGAAATGTAAACGGCTACCTGTAAATTTTTTAGAAGATGCAATAGTGAATTGCCCATTAGACTTTATCAAACAAAGTTTTGCTGACGGCTACAGGCTTAATCGACAATGTTTCATCAATTCCACTGCAAGTGAAGATTTGGACAAAGTTGTGTTTGCATATGAAAATAGATCGTGGAAAAGTAAAATTACGAACAATATGATGTCGCTCATTGTCGGAAACTCCACATTTGATATAACCATGTATATACTTTCGCTTGGTACGATACCTAACGACAGTGTAATTTCAGCAATGACCGATGAAATTGTAACAGAACTCTTAAAAAAATCAACAAAAATTTCAAAAAAAATTGTACTTCACCATTTATCCAATTTGGACTATCTAATCGCGTGCAAATACAAGTTTGTGTATATGGACTTTAAACATGTTACAATGACTCCGGATGTGTTTGAAAAAATGTCTCGCAACACATATGTGCCATATGAAAAGATTTCTAAATTCTCCCCTTGAGCGCTTCACGCTTTTGCGTTATGCCACGGGCTGTGGCTTAGAAAAAAGTTTTACTACAATAATTACAATGATTATAATGGCAAACCAAGTTACCCAACCCATCCCGCCACAATATTTGCTCATCGGATACATTAGGCAATAGTTGGACAATACTGCATTGTAATCTGTTTGTGAAGATGGCGTATCTCTAAAGTCAGTGTAATATTTTTTTGCGCCATCTTTAGTATCTAGAACTCCTGTTTTGAATCCACACATTGGATACCATTCACTCTTTGTACTATCAAACTGGAAACAACTAGGTTTCCCGGCGAAAGGATCCGCCGTACCAGTGCCATAAAAACCCTCCTTGCAGTTGGTGTTGGCATTGTTACAATCATCTGCCGATTGGAAAGGTCCTCTATTACCAAACGCTAAATATACGGTACTCATTTATTTGTCTTTAAAAGGAAAATGAAATCATTGTAATATTAATTTTTATCTGGTAAAAATGGATTTGAACCAGATCACCAAAAACCTTTTAGACGCTTTCAGTCGCGAAGGGAATCAAGAGCAACTCGAGACAATTCGTGACATGATACTTGATGAAACGATGAGTCGCGAAGCTCCGAGCCAAATGACGCTAAAGTACAAAAATGTACCCAACAAAAATGGTCTTCCACCAACAAGACAAACTGAACATGCTGTAGGGTACGATTTGTACTCTCCCGAAGATGTAACTCTTCCCGCCAACAAACGTACACTTGTACCACTTGGCATTTGCCTTGAAATACCAAAAAAATTGTCGGGACAAATTGTGAGTCGTTCCAGTCTTGCACTTGACGGAGTGGATGTCAAAGCTGGACTTATCGACCCGGACTATAGAGGAGAAATTAAGGTCCTCTTGGAAAACAGTAATACCACTCCATATTACATTAAACGAGGACAACGAATTGCACAAATTGTTTTTCGAGAATTTGAAGTTTTAAATGTTGTAAAAGTAGACATGTTAGAATCTACGGATAGAGGAGAAGGTGGATTTGGATCTACTGGAAAAGTTGATACTTGATATGTTTAAAAAATTTTTAAATGTAAAATGGCATACTGTGAAGTTTGTTTGCAACATACATGTATCTGTAGACGTTATTGAATATATAGTTTTAATGCTGCATAGCATTAAAAAGGATTTGTGTATCTTATCGCGGAGTCACTGAAGGTGCCCGAACTACGAAGCTCCGTGAAGCGTGGGGTCCCTTCGGGACCCTCTGAGAGTACCCCCCGAATCACCTACAGTGCCCGTGGCGACGCCGTCCTGCGAAGCAGCGAGTCGGTTCGAGTGAATTCAAAATATGTCCGATTTAATTGCATATTCATGTGAGGGTCGTATATCCCTGACCAATAATAGATGTGATTATTGTAAACGCCGTGTTATATCTCGCGCCCACTATAATCAACAAGCAAGAGAATGTTCAAAGCATATTTTCTGTGAACATAATATCCGTTACAGCGAGAGACGTCAACGATTTGTACACGGAAACGATTATCCGTGTGATCAGTTGGACGGAACTGGCACATGTGCATGCTTCATCGATGGAATTGACATGTGCCCCATATGCAACAAGGTGAAGCTAGACGATCATCCAGAATGCATTTCCGAAGAAACTTGCATTTATTGCAATCGATCCTTTGAACAGGTTACTGGATGTAAATTCCCATATTGCAAAGACTTGTATTGTGCGTGTTATGAGCATGTAGATTGTTTTGCTACCAAACTAATGTGCAGGGGAAAAGATTGTTGTTTTCATATAGTAAGATGTTTCTGTGACGAAAATTCGAGATTCAATAACCCAAATTGCGAGTGTAACATGCTGGTAAATTGTAGTGATATATTGCAGATGTAATACAATAGCAGCAAGCAATTAGAAGTCATTTGGTTGTATACAACACACGAATAAATGCGGGCTAGAAATATTTCTCAGACCTGTGTTGCGATATATCATCAGCTGTGCATGGTCGAGTTACGGAACAAAAATGGGTTCTACGCAACACTTGAAACTATAAAATGGCCACTTACATGGATTCGGTGTGCAAAGGGCTTACTATCTGAGATTTCAGATATACCGCCTTACAAAAAGTGTAAAAAAGCAAAGGTTGAACCGTATGAAAATGCCATACCCAGAATATACAGAGAAATACAAGATATTTTTTGCGATATAGAAGAAATGTATATTGAAGTCAAACTATCAAATCATGCGATATCATTACAATATATAGACGAAATATATAATTGTCTAGTTGATATGGAGTTGATATATTTAAGCGCGCTGGTTCACCGGTAAGAAGCCCCCCTTTTTACGGTTGCGCAAACACTGCAAAAAAAATCGTGATTAAATATACATCAAAATTTTAAAAAAAACTAATTTACCCTGATTAACTTTGGTAAAGCGCATGATAAACAAATCACCACAGCTACAGCTGCAACAATCAGCCATATCCACCATGTTCCACCAACATCTTCTCCACTGTAATGGTTAACAATTTCATCTTGAAACGGTTCGCCTACACTGGTGTCGACATCTTTTAAGGTAGAGATGTGCAACGAGAAATGTTCGGGCTTTGCCGCAAACGACGATATTTTTACCGTTTTTAATGTCACGGGTGTAAGCGCACCATCAATCATGTGATATGCGTCATCACCAATCATAAACACAGTGTCACCTCCACACACACTTTCGTTAAATCTTACAAGTTCCATCCCGTTAACTGTATAATTTACAGAATTTATACTTGCAATTGGACGATTGCAAATGGTAGAGTTGAAAACTACTCTCTCCACCCGACATGTACGAAATTTGGCATATCCATTCTTCACGATTAGCTGGTCACATTTTCCGTTGCGTATCAATCGTCCATTTTCCCAAGGATTGTTACCATTCATAATGGCATTATACTTCAACCGCTCGATTTCACACTCCAACTTGTTGATATAGTTCGCATCTTTGTTTGCAACCACAACAGCTTCATCCGTTAGGTATTGTATAGTTGCATCGTTGAATTCTTTGTTCATTTCTGTATGAATATACATTTCAAAAGTTGCATTTTTTACAATGGAAATAATCCAGTCTGGATGATCAATAACTTTATACGACGAAGAATTTCCGACGCGCTTCATATGATATGCCACGTTTCTTGCATCGTCAAGGAGAACATATGGAAAGTCCACATTTTTCGTTGTATAGAGTTTGCCTTTACTAGATACGAGTTTCGTCTCAATATTTTCTTCAGAAATCTTCTTCCATGCAAAAGTCTCTCCACTGTAAATGATGTGATTAGTAGCGTAATGATGCTTCTTGCCTCCATACTCGATTGTAGATGCTTCAATATTTACAAATCCAGGGATCTTTGAATAATCACATGTTACAACAACGTTTGTATATCTCGCCGTTCTGAAAAATGGAATCCATGAAGGCTTTTCGTGTCCTGGTTCGCTGTAATATCTCCACTGATTTTGCTCATTGACTTGTACCATTACATTCTCTCCACACTGTTTTGTTCTTTCCATTTCTAGACATTCGTCATATGATACTTGCACAAAGTCATCATATGAAGATTCGCACCATGCCTCACCGATCCATGGATTGTAACAATTTCTCCGTTTAATATTCTTCCTACATACATGAACATCAATCATAGCATGATGCGTTAACGTATCAAGCCTGTAAAACACATCAACAAATTTGTCCACGTTTTCCATTTTGCATTCAGGTCTCTCAAGTTTCACGTTTTCATACTTTGTAAATTCGCAGTTGCACAATTCAAATGAGTGTGGCCGCAAAATATTTGAATATCGTTTAAACGCGTCTGCCTTGGATAATCTGTTGAGAATTCCATAAACTACCAACTCATCAGAATGATAAAGTCTTTCGAGTAACTTGCGCGAGTTTGTATATGTAAGCTTCAAAGATTCTAGTACGGTCGTTATGGGTTCAACAATTGTTCCATTAATAATGTAACTATGAATCTTTTCAGCGAGTACGGTATCTGAAATGCCATCAAGTGCATCTAGCATATCCAACTCTTTCAAATACAAAGTCTTTACATCTGTTGCATTGGTTCGAGTGAGAAATCGATACGCACCTAAAGTTACATTGTTGTTTTGTGCAATTAGATGTCGTACTCCTCTTCTATCGTGACCAAGTTTACGAGACTCGACCACCTCTGAAATGTAACTGTTTTGCGATTTTCCGGTGAAATGATGGTACAATTGCCATGAAATCGAACCATCTTGTAGCTGCGTGCTATTGATCCACTGATTATAAGTTTGAGCACCCGCAGAGGCGCAGAGGATTGCAAGTAGTACCATGTACATCTTGGAACTGTCTACATCGTAACAAGTGCTTGCTTATATACCTTAAAATGAACATGGCGTCACCAAGATAGCGAATGTAAACATGTCGTGTTGCGATCTTAGTAGAATAAATCTTGTTGACTTTGATGAGGCGATAAGAAGAAACCATGTATTATGCATGAAAAGAATTTATATTGTGCGCAAGAGAATTGGTAAGCCAATTAGACCATCAAAAAGATATGGAATTACAGCGTGCAAATACGGTGCATATAAATCTCTCGTATGGTTAACGAAAATAGAATTTCCATTAAGCGATTCGTGTACTCTGGTTTCATGTGAAGAGAACGACATTCAGTGTCTAAGGTACTCGGTTGAAAATGGATGTAAGGTGGGCAGTAAATGTTTTGCAGCTGCTCTACGAAATAGAAACGCTGAGATATTAGACTATTTGTCAATCGTGGGATGTAAAATAGACAAGACTTTGGCAATTGATATGGTTAGAAAAGGCGAGATTGATTATTTGAAATATTTCAAGTTCACACTTGCAGATATGGATTTTCTATGCAATACTGCGGTTGCATTTAATCGTGCTTTTATAATTGAGCATTTCGTTGACAATGGTGTAATTTTAACATCATCACTATTAAATTTTGCACTTGGTATGAATGACAAATCAACATTGGATACGTTAATGTCTAGAAATTGTCCAGTTGACAACGAGTGTTATGTTAATGCAATATCAAAAAACAATCTTGATGCAGTCAAGTATATTTTTGAAAAATCGGAATCTCGATTGTACAACGCATGCTCAATTGCATGCATTGTTGGAGATTTGAACATTTTACATTATCTACACTCTAATAATTTTCCATGGGATGAAAGTACAATGCTTGCAGCTTATAGGTACAACAACTTTCACTGTTTACACTATCTTATTGCTAATGATTGCCCAACACATGCTTCATTGAAAAGTGTCGTGGAACAGTTTTAGAGTGTATTTCCATCATTAATTCGTTTCCGTTACCCATTTGAATATCGTAAAATACAAATCGTTAACACAAAATAAATTCTATTTGCTTTGCAAATAGAAAAATATATAGTTCAAGTATCTATATTTGCATATCAACGGGCATACATAATATTTCACGGGCCATTGAATTCCACCATCGTCGAATTATGGATATGTAGCTTAAAAAAATATTTAACGTTTTGATTCTTAATTGCCGGTAAAGGATCATAACAAAATTTTATGTCAGCAACATGCATTTTCTCCTTGAAGATTTTAATGTTGGTAGAGTCATCATTAACATGATAGTAATAATCTTTAAAGTTTAAAATATTTCCATATTCGTCAAACGTAAATACTTTTTCAATACCAGGACGACTTTCCATTTTTGGAGATATTTGTTTTTTTAGAAAAAAGTTTTCCATCATGTCAATGTCACTATCGCCCATCACCTTACATAAAACCGGCATTTTGTACATTTCTCTGTTAAAATTGGTACATTCCAATGACGGTGGAGGTTGAGTTGTCAACGAGAATTTTTCTTCAGTTAGTCCAGCCAATATTTTATCAAAATTTGCTTTAGCATCTTCCAATTCCGGTGGTGTACGTAGATCTTGAGTTGTAAAAAAGTATTTCTTGTTTAGGGAGTTAAGAAACTCGGTTTTAAGCTCTTCCACAAGAAGCCCCTTAAAATCGCCAGTCAGTCCATTCCATCCCAAATAGCACTTGTTAACTATGCTAACCATGACGACCAAAACATTTTTCATGTCATAAATAACATGGTCTTTTACGCTTACAAGGTCTCCATTTTTATTTATGTAGTGATTAATGTAATATTTTTTAAATGTTCCGTCTTTGTAACCTATTTGTACACGACATCCCTTGGTACCGTAACCACCTTCGACCCAAAAACTAATATTTAACTTCTTCACCGGAGCACTTTTTGAGCGCAAGTAAAAATATGCGTTTCTCGTCTTGTATGCATCGATTTCTTCGTCGTTAACCGTGATAGTTGCGTCCATACCCATTTTGATGCAGTTGGGGATGTTCTAAATTTATATACTCGTGTAAACCATCGCACAATCAAATTGTGTAACACATCTACACTCAAAAATAGATTCTATTTGCATCATATATTGTGCGTAAGGGGATACATCTGGTAGAAGTCGCACGTTACTCGTCGCTTTGCTCCGCAGGGCGGTACTTCGCGCCGTTATCTAATCGAATCGTGTTACTTATCTCGCAATTGTATATAAAATTACACGGGATTATATAAATTATAGAGGCCGTATCGTGTTCGATTGCATTTGTTTTTTTAGAAGTGTAGCTCTTTCACAAATCAAAAATTCTATTTGCAATGCAAATAGAATTGTTTTATATCAACAGGAACACGAGACGCTGTCGGCATTTGTTTTCTTTCGTTAACGAGAACTTCTCTTCCGCCTTTAACAATTCAGTTGGCGTTTAATACAAGTCGCCGGGTGGGCGTCCATCTAAAATTCTTGTACTATGACGACCAAAACATTTGTGCTTCGTAATGTTCAATATAAATCTTTGTATTTGCACTCTATCACCGGAGCGCAATTGCACATCTTGGTGGCCGCTATATCTCTCGCAATTGCATAGATGCCAGATTATTTATGAGTTTTATTGTGTGCGATTGCATTACTATTTGTTTTTGAAAATTTGAGACATTTGTAACATGTGCGTTTTGCTATTGTGCACGCAAGCTTGTTCACTGCACCATAGTCCAACTTATTTATCTTAAAAATTGTAGATGGTTTAGCACTCGGTTCTATTTTGCAAATTGGCATATTGTAGTGAAACCTTTTATAATGTCGTCTAGCCGACACGTATGTATGGAAAACCTGATCACAATACTTGCAATCATACAAATGTATTTGTTGATGCGTTGCAATATGCTCAAAGAATTTGGATAGAATAACAAGACCACAGTATGGACACACGTGATCCTGCACATATGATCCATATATCGTTTTGAGATACGACTCTGACACTTCTAATTTGAGGTCATTTGCAATAATCTTCATAAGGAATACCATATAATTTAAAAACTCGTCTTTCAGCACATGCCCGCGTGTGCTGAATCTCTCGGAGATACATTTTGATATAAAACGCACAGAATCCATTTTAAATTTTTATATTTGAATGTTAACATTTTCAATCTTCATAAACAATTCTTTTGTGCTATGACGAGTCTTCATATACAATTATCTCACGTTTAACAAGTCTTAGATGCCTGGGACGGCGATATTTGATGAATTGTGGTTTCGGATAACTCGCACGGCGATATTCGATACTACATTTGTCTGGTGTACATTTCTTATAATCTGCAGATTTGCATTCAATGATGTAGCACATATCGAAGGCATGTTTAGTGGTATATGGATTACATCGATTTTCGGATACACAGATTTTTCCGTTAACGATGTAGCACGTCTTCCTATCGTCGTCGTGTATACAATTATGAAGAGCATGTGGATCGATGTCTCCGCATCGTAGCTTGCTGCACTTGAAAAAATATATCTGTAATTCTTTTCCGTCAACGATGTCGCTAATCTCCATATCAGCGGCGTGTATACAATGCTCNNACATGGATCGTGCCAATCGATGCCTCCGCACCGGAGATTGTAACACTGGAAAAAAATATCTGTATCGGAGATGCAAGAGAAAAAATATATTTTGCTTACCATATTATTCTCGTTAGACATGTTGTTAGAGAGCGAAGCGAGTGACGAGCATTGAGTGTCAAGTTGGTCTCATATATGAACTAGATGCGTTATCGCAAACCCGCGTTATCGCAGACCTGGAAAGTATTTTATCGGAAGCTCCGAATTTTTATTTTTCCGGGAGGCGTTTCTAAAAAAAAAATTTCAAAACCATTTTCAAAAATTTTTTCAAAATTTTTTTTGGAAACACCTCCCGGAAAAAAGAAAAAAAATCCGGAAAAATCCAGAATACTTTTTTCCAGGGACCCTTTCCAATTTTTTTCCATTTTTTTTGATTTTTTTGAGAAAAAAATTTTGTATGATTCGGACGTAATAAACTGCGATTCATTGCTACATGGCTCGGGTGCAGTAAAATGCGACTCATCACTTTGTGATTCGGGCGCGAAAGGCGACTCATCACTTTGTGATTCGGGCGCGAAAGGCGACTCATCCCGTAGGGATTCGGGCGCCGTAAAATGCGACTCATCCCGTAGGGATTCGGGCGCCGTAAAAGGTGACTCGCCACGGAGTGGCTAGCGCATTTCAAGAGTCGTTTCATAAAACCCTTCGGGACTTGGATTTCTGTGTTTTGGGGAACATAATTTGCCCAGAGGCGGAAAAAAATTTTCCGGGCCGAGAAAAAATTCAAAAAATTTTTTTCAAAAAACTTTTTCAAGAATTTTTTTCAAAAATTTTTTTTCAAAAAACTTTTTCAAATTTTTTTTTCAAAACTTTTTTTTCAATCCGGAAAAAAATTTGCCCGGAGGCGGATTTGAAAAACAAGATTTATAAGGCACATTTTTGTATTTACATTAAGAACTGAACTCTAGCTGCCCATTCTGTTAACGTCTCTTCATATACTACATTCTCGTTAAATTTATATTGACTGGCGATGTTCGCTTGCTCCGTGAAATCTTCTATATTCTCTCCATGTACCGCGGCAAGATGGTCGATCATCGAATTGTATTCTGCACGTAAAACGCCGTCATGCGATTCCAATTTTACAACAAGTTGGCCTCGTGGAATGGTCCTCTCGGTACGCAGACAGCCAAGACAGCCATATGAATGGCCTCTGTAATCTGTAAATTTACCACATTTCCAACACTTGTATGCAGTGCGAAGCCAGCATTTGGAACGATCAGATAGTGTAGAGCACATGTAGTCTTCCACGTTGTCCAGCTGTACAGCTTGCAAGTTTGACATATAATATACTTGAGCTGACAAAACATCATCGTCTTGTATAAAGATGCTCCTTCTTCCAAATAAGCTTAAATTTTGAAGAGGATCAAAATATGACTTGAATTCCATTAGATTTAGTGGTGCTGGTATCTGTATGTTATCCAGGATAATGGGCGCACGGCATAGAGGACAAGTTCTTCTATCCACACTAGATCGAGATATACAAGTTAGGCAAAAAGAATGCTCACACTCCAATTTTACAGGGCGATGTATATCCTCCAGACAAATTCTGCAATCTGGAGGTGTAGGCAACTCGCGTCCGGAAATACCGCGTATTCCTAAAAAAAGTCGCCTTTGAGTTTTTTTAACGGGATTTGTAGATTTGCGACGCGAATGGGGCCTCATCTTATAGAACACAAAGTGACGAGTCACCGAAGGTGCCCGAGCCGCGAAGCGATGAGTCTCTGACGCTCCGCGTGAAACGACGCCCCGCAAAGCGGCGTGTGTGCAGATGTCAAATGGTACTTATGTACTCTTATCTACGCGTCAAATCTCCCAGTATAATTTATCTATTACATCTTTGCTTTCAGACCAATGTGCAGTGGTCATTGTTAGAATAAACAATGACTCATAAAAATGATAGTACAGGTATAAAAAGATACAGAGAGCACACAACGACTACACAGTCCACCATGAAAGTTTCGATGATCCTATCGTTTCTCCTTGCCGCATCCGTGCGCGCATGCGATTTTCCAAATATTGCACGATGCGTAAGTCACAACGACAACCTTTACACCAAAGTTAATGTACCCGTAGTTGTAGCAACCATTCACTGTGGGTATATCATTTCAAACGAGGTCTCCACACAACCCCCTTTAGATGAGGGGCCTTTTAACTTGACAGTAACGAGTTATAAGAGTGAATATTTTAATTTTAACGCGTTTGAAAATGGAGAATCTTGTAACTACTCGTCTATTGTTCATGTGGGCTGTTTAAATGTTTGCAATGTACACGACAATACTGTAACATTTTGCAATGAGTGTGAAAAGGTGTCTCGAAATTTTGAAGTGCAGATAGACGATTATGAATCGTATAGCGTCTCAGCAGATTTACCTACGTTTGATGTAAATATCACTGACAATTTTTACAGTTTGATTGTTGCCGGTATAAATTTTACTTTAGATGTACAGAACGCTGTAAGCGTCACAGATTATGTTAGATATGAATTGGCTAGATTTGATGATTTACATGTTACAAAGTATTCTTCTAATTTTAGTAATTATGTTTACATATATGTTCCTACATTGTTTGATTTTTATATTTCTGTAAACGATACTATACATTTTCCCAACAAAATAGTTGGTTTAGATGTTGTCAATGTAACTGAGGAAGGTGCCGTTTTAGTAGGCAGCTCTCCCGGAACATATCTTGTACAAGTGTATTATGGTGAAAAAGTAGAATTTAACTTTACAGTCAATGTAATCGTTCCAGAGTATAAATCCCAAGAAATTCTTAGTGCCATTATATTTGCAGCGTCATTTGTCACCACATTGTGCATAGGATGCGATGTTGATATTGACGATGTTAGAGCAACCGTGAAAAAACCTATTGGTCCCGCGATAGGACTCTTGTTACAAGTTATACTTATGCCTGCAACGGCTCTATTTTTGGCAAAGTTTGTGATTGTTAATGTATATGTTGGATTTGGTCTATTGCTTCTCGGTTGTTGTCCTGGTGGAACATCTTCTAATTTGTGGACTTATGCAATGGGTGGAGATGTTGCACTCAGTGCTGCAATGACGAGTATTTCTTCTATGGTAACACTTGTTACATTACCAGGATGGTTACTTGTAGGCCAACATGTAATTCTCGATGCTTCGATATCAGTTCCTTACATTGAGATTATATCTGTTATATCTATAAACTTTATAGCTTTGTTGATGGGAATTTTGATTGGGAAAACTCCATATGGCAAATATGGACCCAGATACGGTTTGCCAGTATTTGCTCTTGTCAAGTATGTACTTGTAATTTGTGTAACTGTCATGTTCTCTCCCCCATATTTGAAATTGGTTACGTACGATATTGCTATAGCATGTTCAGCGCTACCACTGTTTGGAGCAGTTGTTGGAGGATCACTTGCTGGAGTATTTCGACTTCTCACTGCTGACAAGATAATTGCGGTGTCCATAGAAACGGCTTTGCAGAATAGCGGTGTCGCATTCATCATTCTACAACGAGCATTTGATCAACCCACGAGAGACATTGCTACAATTGCACCTATAGTTACGGAACTTGTCACCAACATTCTTTTGCTTACGGCATTTGTGATTTCGCTAGTGTTTAGATATCAGAGATATGGATCGTTTTCACCTGTTCAGACACGCGATGTAAAGAACAAGTCCCGCGCTGCGCGAAATGGCGAGGTCTAAAAGACCAAGTTGTAAAAAAGCAACCCTGCATTCAATAATATTTTCATGTAGTGCACTACATGAAAATTACATCCAGTATTCAAGTTGTTCTGCTATTGATTTGTCTACCCAAGGTTTCCCTATACCACCATCACATTTACCAGTTAAGCGTAGAAAATTTATAAATTTGCATATTCTATACACTGCATCTATTATAATAGAGTCTACTGTTTTATTTCCAGTACTTGATATGTCACCAAAGTGCAAATAATTGTAGAATACATCAGATATTACAGTTTTCGAATACCTATATTGTCTTAATTGCTTTGCGGTTTGTTTTAATATCACACTTACGTGTAGCGTGATTCTAGTTCGAACTTTGGTGTCACAACAATTTATTTCCATGATCGCGATCAGTGTCACAATTTACTTCCTCGATCTGTTAAAAATATGATATTTAATTTTATGCGTATACCACGGTACGCGGGTTCTAATAAATAATGAACTTTATAATTGAGCAAATATATAACAAACATGTTATTAAGCAAGCGCCGTTGCAGAAAAGGTATAAATCGTTTCATCATGTAATCTCTTATGATAGTGCGTCTCCTTTAAAGATGATATCTTCAGATTTCATTCATGATGCAAAGATTAAAATGTCAACCGTTAGTAGTGCCGATGAAACGTTACTCTCCATTACTCTAGAGAATGGAAATATTGTATTTACATCTAAACGCGTAACTGAAACCGTCTTGTCCATGGAACTTTTCATGGTTTTAACACCGAAAACTAAAAACACGGAACTCAAAATCATGAACGGGACAAACATGATAACGAATCAGAGCAGTTCATCCATATTTTCTTTCACTATATTTTTAACGGTCCCTTCAAACAATTCTACGAGTATCAAAATTCTTCTATCATCGTTCAACGATTTAGAAGCCACTGATAGTAATGCTGAAATTTTTAATTTGAAATTTGTAGAAGTAATAAATGCCTGCTGAAAGCTTTAATTATTTAGTTTATAACGAACACTGTATCCCATTCGGCTGTTTACATCCAAATAATGAGATACATGAGCCGATTAAGCTTACTGAAACATACAGAACTCTTACCGAGTTTCTTGAAAAATCTTTGGGTCCTAGAATGGACTTGGATAAATCTATAGCATGTGAAAACTGGATTTCAAAGTCCATAAAAAAATTCATTGAATCTAAAAAAGAAATCTTTTCATCTTCGTACAAATATTCTAACTTTATCTCCTTCTTTAAAGAGCAGACTGGCTATGACTTGAAAGAAAACTACTACCAGATTCATATGGACAAGATTCTGGGTGTAGTTGCAACTCTTGAAGAAGACGACACACTGCCTAACCACTATAGCAATTTAAATTTGGTGACAAATTTAATACATATAATTAATGAAAATGCTCTTGAAATTATGAACTACTACACAAACGAATATCAAATCATGTTTAATAGGTTAGATTCTAAGAAAAAAGACAGCCGAGAGAACATGGTAGGTGCAACGATAGAAAGTGTAGATAATGTTGTCAATACTAATGACGGCACATTTACATCTACACTTGGAGAGTTGTATGAAAAGGTGTTGTATTACACATATTTCTTTGCGTTTACCCACATGTTATATTTTACAAGGTATTATACAGTTATGATGTTTGCATCCAAATGTTACACATACCTAGAAAGGAAAAACACAATACAATTTTTAAACACCAAACTTCCGATGTATGACCATTTCTTTCATGCCTTTATAAAAAATGTAGGTATGAGAAACTCTACAAATTTCTTTTTCGGAAAAGTGTTTGATATAGATAGACATGTATTTGTAAATCTGGAAAAATTAGAATCGTATACTTTTATTATGCAAGATTCAACTGCATATCTTTTATATTTCTGGTATTACGATGCCTACAAGGCACTATACAATCACATTGTGGCAACATGTCCACATATTACACACACGTGGCTAATATCTAAACTTGCAGGGTTGAATTTTCTAATATCTAAAAAATACATTGAACAGTTTTCTGAGAAAATTCCACCCGCTCCACTGTATGTAAACTCGGTCGATTTGCCAACCATGACAAAATGTATGTTATGGTTCCAGGCATGTGCAAAGAATATTGCTAGAAATCTGGCTGCAGATGAGAGAATGTTTGTTTTAATCACATATAAAAAGTTTATTGATTTGGAGTTTCTTGTGGATGAAAACATAAAAAACAAAACATTTCAGCCGCAAATGACAAGAGATAAATATTTGGATGGATTTGTGACTGGAGTACACAGTTTGCTGATTGCTTGCTCTCACACATCGCCAACGGTAGAGCAAATGTTGAAAATTGTACAAATTCTTCTAACTCCCGGATTTGGCAACTATGACATTCGCAACATAAATCCAGAACATCCAACTGATATTGGAAAGTATTTGTACGATTATTGGAAAAAGAATAATCTTACAACGCTTGCATATGGCAGATTGCAGTTATTTCAAAATCCGACTATAGTTCAATAGCGTTTACGCGGGAGTGGAGAAAAAAATTTTCAAAAAAAATTTCAAAAAAAATTTCAAAAACTTTTTTGAAAAAAATTTTTCAAAAAAAAATTCAAAAACTTTTTTCAAATTTTTTTTCAAAAAAAATTCAAAACCGTTTTCGAATCGTGCATCATACAATAGTCGGATCTTTCATTATAATTTTACTAATATTTGTACCGCTCTGTGACATTTGTCCAAACATCATATTTGCAGTTGTACTAGTCATATTATCTGTAAGATTATGTGTGGCTGCATACACTGCATTTCGCATAATTTCCTCAAAGCCTATAGATTTTAAAGGCTGTCCCTGTTGAGGGCGGTTGGGATAGCGGGAGAATGCTCTAAATTCACCTTCTAGTAACGCAGCATCTGCTCGTAGTAGCAAGTGTCGTTTTTCTATATTCGTATAAATTTTTTCCAACTCTTTTATGTAAAATTTTCTAGCCTCTTCTATACCAAACGTATAGAATACATCCCATTCATTTGATGTTGTAGTTCTATCTTGATCCACATATTTACATGCAAGTATTTTAGAGTAGTAGAATGTTGCACATCTAATGAGCAACTCCACATACAGTTCACCGTTTACATCTTCTGAAATGTAATATTCTGAAGCGTCTATGTGACCATACAATATGGTATTTAAAAGTGTGTCGTATCTGGCAATGGTGCAGAATATGTCACACGTAGCATCGTCAATGTTATAGATAACGTAAACATCATTGTATTCCGCTTCCAGCTTTTTCTTCACGATATCTGGATGTATGCGACATCTTTTACACTCGTTGATGTTTAAATATAATCTCCATCTATATTTCAAATGAATTTTCTTTTCCTTGTCACAAGATTTGAATGAAGCAATTGATACATTACAAGGAGGTGGAAATAGTAATCTTGCTATGTTGTAATGAAACGCATCTTCCGGCAATACTTCCGCGTACTCGCCAAACACTGAACGTACAACACATGTTGACAGGAAATTGCTAAATTTGAAAATAATATTTTCAACTATAAAGTTTTTTATGATGCCATCTCGTGTGAATTTTTGGGTAAAATATATTTTATACACGATGAGTTTAGGATTTTTAGTCACTTGATTAAGTTCATGTGCTCGCGACAGAGAATTCGATACCAAACTATTGGTTATTGATCCTGCAGTATGAAATGTATCAAGAGTTGCCTGCGTGGAACATTCTCCCATGTACTGTGCACTCATAATACCCACACATTCACCGGGCACCATCAGTGCAGAGTAATATCTGCGTTCAAGTTCCTTTTCAAGCACGCTTAATTTACTAATATCTAAAGTACATTCTAATAGCTGCTTCTTCAACGGTTCTTTCCGTATATTGTATATAGAATCTTCTATAAAATCTGGTATATGCCGTCTTTTTTTAATAAATCCTAATATTTCATCTACATTGGGTATCTTATCGTTTCCTTCTATTCCTAGTATACTAATCAACCTAGGAACATTCGCTATCTGGTTGTGACCGTCTACTTTCATTGTATGCGTCAAGTCGTATCCGTCTAGTCCAAAGATGTACTGTATACATCGTTTTCCATTGGTGACGGTATAGTCTTGTCTAATAATATAATCATCTAAAATTTTACTTGCACATCTCTGATTATATCCAGATACTGGTGTTAAAGATGTTGTGTCGCATACACTTTCTCTAGCAGAAATATTGTGAGCAACAAATTCGTTCAGATTTAGGCCCTGGTAAAAACTAGAGTAAACGTATCCCCTTGCTTCATATTCGTTTGAAGATATGTGTGTCAAAGGTTCCATACGCGTTCCGGCCAACATCTGCTGACCCAAAGATGCAGTTATTTGAGCAATGTTAAATATACTGCCTTTTGCACCACTTCTTTCCGATACCAAAAAACTGTTATCCTCTTTCAAATAATCTAGCGCAGTTTTCATAGTCTTATTCGTTAACTGTTGTAACGAATTCATTATGAAATTCTCTTTAACGATATCATGATGTATAGTTTTGACTTTTTCATCGATATTTTGTATCGATTGCTTATAAAGATCTTTAGCTATATTATGATATTCAGGGCTCTGAGTACAATCTGCTAAATGCACAGTAAATCCTTTTTTAGTCAAATATTGAACCGATATAAACTGTAAGTTGTTGATAAATGTTTCAGCATCTTTCATACTATAGTTAAAGCTTATATCTTTAATAATTCCATTGTTTCCATTTATGATAGGTTTCGTCAACACGCCTTTTGTAAGCAAGCCATTTTCAATGCAAATATCGTCTTTTTTAAAATTATATCCATTGGGTAACATAAAAAAAATTAGATGTTTTCCCAGAAAGATATCTTTACTGGTAGTATTGTAATATTGTTGTAGTTTGGTGCCGGTGTCATCTATATGAGATATAATATCAAAAAACTCTCCTCTATCCATTTTCTTATCGTCTCTACTAATGTAATACATTCCTATTAAAGAATCCTGAACCACCACCACACACGGTTCACCGTTTTTGCCGGAAATGATATGTTTTGTCGTCTTGCACAATTCATCGAGTTCACATTTCGCTTCATATGATTGAGGTGCGTGTATGGTAACCTCATCTCCATCAAAATCCATACCGGTAGTTTTGGTTAGCGCTAGATTGATACGGAAAGATTTGTTATTGTCAAAGATTACAGCTCTAGCTGCCATCATCGAAGTTTTATGCAAAGTTGGTTGTCTGTTGAATAGAAGCAGATCTCCATTGCGAAGCTTGCGATGAGCAATATCACCAATTTCCAATTTCATATCATGTTTCTTCGCTTCAACCTCTACCTCTTTTCCTTGTCTAAATAGTCGATCACCTTTGCGTAATATATGGTTGTTATTTACAACATTTATAGTTCGCATTTTACCATTATAACCCTTGCGCAATATTACATCATTTATTTTCGGTGAGGTGACGAATCTCGATTTGGCATAGGATACATTTCTCAGCACTCCGTTCCTATAGATGTAGTTTATGCGGTCGCATTGTAACATTTCTTGTAGTTGGACTATATTATATGGAGTTACAATCTCAGGAAACGTTAGGATATTTGCGACATATCTAGGTACTCCAATCTCGTCCAGCTTTAACGTGGGATCGGGACTAACAACACTTCTAGCAGACATATCACATCTCTTTCCAAGTATACTGTTCCTAATCTGTCCATCCTTTCCAGTTATTCTCTGTCGCAATGGTCTTATAGGACCACCGTTCATGGTTTGAACTTTGGTCGACCCGTTGCCAAGCATAGTGTTGATTCTAAACGATATATTTTCTTCGCATTTACGTCTCTTTTCCGCTGTTAACGTTTCTAAAGCTAATGTGTTTGTGTTTTTTATAATTTCTTGAACTTGTGATGATATTTCGTCATCACATATACATGCTCCCGCGCACACGTACGGCCTTACACATGGAGGCGGTACCATTAGTGCTCTCATAATTGTATTTTTTGGATGTGAATTTTCTTTGAGTCCGAGCAGATTAAACACATCTCTCGGAATATTTTTAAAAATGTTGTATATTAGATCGGCGCTAACTTCATTCCCTCTGTCGTCAACTATATAGATATCGTTAAAGTGATACTTTCTTACGTCTGTACTACATCGAAGACATCTGTGGATATTTTTTAACATTGTACTTGCCTCGTTAATTCTATCAGTCGCTCTGGCAAGTTCTTCAAACTTGTCTTGCAGTAGAAATGTGTGGCATGTATGACAAAAACATTTAAGTAAAGATAGAATAAATTCCTTGTATGTAACGTTGATTTTGGCCGAGTGTAATATAATGTGTCCATGATGACCTGCACAGCGGTGTACGTCTTGGAAACACGTTTTACAATTCACTCCGCTTTCTATAGTTCCCATTTTCAAGGAATAGATGCCATCTCCGGCCTCTGTAGATTTGGTCGCTGTAACATTACATGTTGAATTTTGTAAAATATCAGTGTAAGACGGAATGTAGAAAGTAACTTCACCGACACGATAAATTGGTTCTCTTGTATATTGCATTTTCTACACTGGAAATTAAATTGCAATATTCATCATTTTTGTAGTGTCGTCAAAGTTTATACTACTCGTAGCATAAACATCAATGTAACATGGTATGTAAAATTTTTTTTGAGACGGCCTCTTTTGCAAGTTTGGTAAATGTATTAAATGCAATTTCATGATATTTCTCTACACTATCACCACAAACTTTATAAACAAGACAAGTGCAACTATCTAATCCGAAATGGAATTTTGGATCGGTACAGGAGTTTCTGGCACAATATGCGCGCAAAGCTCGTTCATATGAACCATATTGCAACTTACTTTCCAGTAAGTGTGAAATTGGTATACCTAAAAAGCTTTTTGCGCAACGTATAGTTGCTTGTAGCAGTACGTTACGTTTATCTGTACCATATGCACTATACGTTTTATCCATTACGACCACCGACGATTGCCAGTTGCCGCATGGTAACATGTTACTCTCAAAGATCGCTCCGATCGTTTTAAGAGTGGAAACTAATCTACTAAAAGTAAGCTCTTTTTTATAATCATACTCTGTAAGTTTCAAGATATTTTTATTGGCAGAATTAAACATCAGTATACATTTTAACCTTGAATCTTTTTTACACTCGCCGACAGCCATATATTCTTTACCATGAATAATTATTCTACATGTAAACATCGGCTTGGTTAGACTCCCGCTTTTATGGATGGTTTCGCTATAATAGCCATTCTTGTCTGAATATTCTTTGAATAGCTGCAACGGATTCTTAAACATGGTGTATGTTTGTTTAGATATTAAACGATTACGTGCTTCATTTTGCTGAACCCTTTATGATTGTCAAGTGTTTGAGTCATTTCTGCTGAAACATTGAACCACATTGCAACAATATATTCAGTTCCACGGGCTTGTTTGCCCAAAGGGAAATATTTCTTGCAATAGACGATACTGTGTCATCGGAAACGTGTGTAGAATCTATGAACTGCTCCGAGTACAAGATTTTCTTGATTTGCGCCTCGTCTGTGGAATGTCCTCCAAAAATCTCTTCATCTTCAATGTAGTTGCTAGCTTCAGCTTCTATATATTCACCTACATCGGGCTTGAAGCCGTCGGGATCTCTTCCAAATAGTATATTGTTTATACACGCCATTTCGATATGCGTTTCCGTGAAGAAATAGCCCTCTTCACGCAAGATACCGTAAAGTTTCTGGATAAACTGAAGCAATTGCAAGTGAATCCAAATGGAAATGTTGACGTGTTCATTGGAACACAACACTTGGCGCTTCAATATATTTGATTTATATGCACGCACTTTCTTTACTATAGTTTCTATAATGTCCATAATTATAGCCGACGTTGTAGTTGAATTGCTATAAGACATGTAGCGTTTAAGTGCATTATCAACAATTGTATAATGACACTGCGGATCGATATCTTGTAGAATGGTCGGATATCCACGAAAAGTAACGTCTTCTGTATTGTAATCTCCAAACCAAACATTTTCACTCTTCATTGCATCTACTATTTGCATGTCGGTGAATTCTGCACCGAATCTCGAGAAAATGCAAGACCTTACATTTTTAAACATTGAAGCAAATTCTCGAAGTTCTGTAGGCAAAATAAAATCTCCAATATATCTCGACGATATAAAAAAATCTCGAGCTGAAATGTGTGACACCGATACTCCGGGTGCTTTGTGCGCTCGTAAACTGTTTGAATAGTCTGGTATCTGTCTAGACGATACAGTGATGGCTGGTAGCTTACTCTGTGCACTTAGAAATTCTACCATTTCGGGTATTTTTACATGGAGCCCTGCAGCATGTAAGGTTAGTTGAGCTATCTTATTGTTGACATTATTAATAAGATCATCTATTAATTTAGAATATTTCGTGTGATCTGTAACACTATGCATATATGCAATGTACTTGTTTTTCTCTGCAGTCGTCAGCAAAAACATGTTGATGAGTCGGTAAACCATATACTGTGAAACTGACGTAAATTCTTGTCCATCGATGATAAACTTTGCATCCTTGTATTCTGGATGCAAATGCTGATGGGAAGACTTGTCTCCATAGTTGATTATAAACTCTTCATGTTCTTGATTGTTGTCAGATGTTACAATAAAGTCGTTTATATTTTCCATCATTGCTTTGCGCTTATCTTCTTCCGTTGGAAAGTAGTATGTTGCATATAGAACATCTGCTGCCGCCTGTAAATCTGCAGGTAACATCTTTCCGAAATATTGTTCTTTGCACTGTTGTATAAGTTCTCGCCTGACAGTGGCATCAATGTCTCCATCATTATTCATGCGCATAGCAATATTTTTCTGATGCGCAGACAAGTTAGATTGCATTATGGTGCGCTGGAAGAAAATATCAAAGAGTGCACAGCCAAAATAGTTGTGGTTACGTTCTGTTATTTTAGAGATATTACTTTTGCGCACAAGTCGGATGATATCATTGGGATCACGGTGCAAGTACATGTGATTGAGTTTCCATGTCTTTAGAACGGCGTCTCGTGGCGCAAAATATTTTTCTCCCAGTTTTTCACTCGAATAGTTTTTCTTAAACATATCGATAAGCTTTGGAATGGATCTGTTTACATCTTTGCTAATATATCTCTCTAGGGATTCATAGTGTAACACCTTTTCTGCCATTTTCTGTGCCCTGTACATGTTGTATCTTTCGTCATCGGTTGTATCGTTTGTGATATGTGAAATCTCGTTTCTTATACTGGTTAATACATTTCCCCAAATATTGTAGCCGGATAGTGTCACCGTATCGCCACCGGGATTAATATAATTGCATTGCTGAAGATTTTTGTGTTGCATGCTACCATTAACACCCAAATATGATGAAGTGCTAACATAGTTGATCTTGGTATGAGTATTGCGTTTACCAATTTGATAAAGTGCAGTTCTAAAGGTAAATGACGTTTCTAGTTTCTTTTTTGCGGCAGCCATTGCCGCATGAAAAAGTTCTTGTTTAATACAAGATGCCTGTTTAAATTTATACTCTTCAACGATGGTTTCGGGTGAGGCATTTTTCATTTCAGTTCTAACGGACGGATCTTTGAGTATGGAGGAGTAGATGTAATTTAGTACAGATTTACATTCTCCTATATTTGTTATATATTCGGGGGTAAGCAGTCCAAAAGGAATCTCTCGAGGATTTGATACTTTGTTCATATTTATTTATTATAGTCGCTACACGATTTATTCATATAAAGTACAGATATATTATGTTTATTTCAAAATATTGCAACATCTAGCTTTTAACACAAAAATTATTTTGATCCCCAGTTTCAGAAAAAATCTCTTGGATACCGGAGATTTCCAACTTTTAGTTCATGATTGTAATTTTTGTATTGTACTAGACCAGTTCGTAATTTTAGGTTTTAATAAATGAATGACAATATACTATTACTGGGAGCCTTAGCTGTAGCATGGTTCTTTTCAAATAATAAGAAAGAGAAATATACATTCGATGAATACATTGCGCAGAAAGAGTTGGAGGGTATGTTTTGTGAACTAAATGAACCTATAACATTTTACATGACAAAAGCACATTTACCATACGGGCAAATTCAAGATCAAAAAGATATTTCATTGTACGGCGAGGCCAAGACTTATGCTCCGCATAATATTACAACGGGTCGCGAAGTTCCTAGTCGTGTAACGACGCGTAACGAAGTTCCGAGTCCCCACGAAACGAGTACACTTTCATGTGCCACTGCAATTGAGTCTCCGATTACCGAAAGGTCCAGATTTAAACATGTACCATACATACCACGTTATAACGATTACGAGTTTTTCAATGGTTTAGAACATCACACCGCTACAAACAGTTCCGTACCAGTAAATCTGTTACAGTCTGGATACGAAGCTCATCCCGAAACTCATGCACTTGAAAAATATCGTCCAGAGGTGAGTCTGGAATATCTAAATTTTAGACACCCTTTAGCAACGACCAAACTTGGACCATTAGGTTTTAGCTCCGGAGAATATTCCGTTCCCACAAGCGGTAACAGTAAACCCGGGTATAAAACCATGGGAGATCTCGGAGTGCATAAACCAGAAGAATCTATGCTAGACTACATTTCTAGAAGTACGTTTGATGTAGATGTAAGAAATCATGCGTATACATTAGATTACTATCCTCAGCGTATTATGAATTACCACGATTCTGTTGATTATTACAACGATGCAACTTTGAGACATAGAGAATCTATACAAAATTCCGCTATGAACATGCAAAATAAATTTGCTCATTTACGGCAAATGTATCCGATGTATAGGCACAGTCAAATAAATCGAGGACAGCAAATGTTTTAAACACTATAATTTAAAACTCATAACAAGCGTGTGCATACATTTAAGTGTATAAAATGTGCAGACATTATAATTTTAAAATCATAATGAAATTATAAAATTGTGAAATTGCCACTCTTAATGTTTTCTATATCGGTTGCAACATGTGCGATTGCATCTTTGACTATAGCCTGAGCCTTTTCTATATCCAGAGTTTCCATAAAAATACATCGCATTAACATTAGCATCGTATACGAACATGCTGGGACTGGGTGTTGCTCGCTGTAGGTTGACGTTTCATCGTGAACGGCCCCAGATGTCAATGAGAAAAACATGCCATTGCCAATGGGCACCGAAAAGTAACACGATTTTAGGTACATCGATCTTTTATCCCCGGTTTTTATGCATGATATGATCTTATAAAATGTAATCATGTAATTGTTGATTTCTGTGAAAATCTCATTGATGTCAGTAGAACCTTGTGCAAATAACAGTGTGACGAGAAATATTGGATCGTTTCGATGGTCCACATTTCTTGACAGAGTAGTTTTCACATAATGTTTTTCACCAATTTCCACCATGTGATGTGGAATAATATAATTTTCTGTTATTCTGTATGCCGATTTTAGCAGGTAGTTGGGATTGTGTGCGTAAATCTCATATCGTATGTTGCCATTTGAGATTTGTGTGGGAATTGGAGTGCGCGGTTCAGTGTTTAAAACACTGTAAACTGCATTGTAAATGATATCGTATATCTCACTGAAGAGTAATTTTGTGTCCATGGTTACACTAAGCTGTTGTGTTAGGCACTCTTCATTTTCTCAAAGCTCTAAAGAGGGTTGACTACTTTTTCTAAACACTTTAAAAACCACAATCAGTATCAAAACGATTGCTGCCAGCCAATAAAAGTAGTGCATGTTATCACCTATACTAAATGTGCTCTTTTGAGGTTTGGGTGTAATATTTACAGATATGGAACTTGGTGACGTGTGTAAACTTTTAACTAAAATGTATACCATGGAAACTCCTTTTTCTACAGGCAGTTGAAACATATGAAAATGTTCCTGTTGAATGGAACTGTTCAAAAAAACATTGTTAACGTCCGGTCCCGTCAGAGTGCCGATTTCAAAAGGATGTTTATCTGAAAAAGACAAAACTAAGCCAGCTTTCGATGGTGGTAGGGCAATAGGAATTATTCTTACATCGTTGTCTATTTTCCAGAACTTAGACATTTGTATATTATATCTTTATTGTTTAAAATTTTTTATAGCGAGCCTCGAAATATGAAGACATTTTGTTTACTACTCCTCGGAACTTCGTTGAGCGTCTCTACGAAACTTGGATTATGATGTTATTTAGTTTAATATGCCTCAGAGTATGACGAGTATTTCCTGGTCCTGCTTTTTGTTGCATTAACTGGTGTATCTTCGGGTTGCTCAGAAACAGCTTCAGTGTTTGCGTTTTCGTTTGTGCCCGATAAATGTTCCTGTGGAGCACCCGGTTTCATATCGCTATCTAAAATTGTGCCTATGATTTTAGAGACAGTTTCTTTATCTATCTTTTCACTATACACGCTCTGTAATAGATTGTTTTTGAAAATAATAATGTACGGTGGTTCCATTTTAGGAAAAATCAGCTTATCATTGCTGTGAGTTGCACAGTATATGGCCATTTCCATGTCATTTCGTTGATGATTAACAGTAGCAAACAAACGAACGGCTTGATCATTCTCAGGGCTTGTATTTGGGACATATACTAATACAAGTGCATGTTTAGGGGTTTTTGACCATGTAAGAGAGATTTTGTCATAATCGGATACATGTTTATCATTTAAAATAATGGCAGATATATTCATTTATGATTTATTTACAATATTTTTCTTTGATCATTCGGAAGTTTTTATGGGCTGCAATTTTTCTCTAAATACGACATATTTACCATGTTTGTAATCGGTGTGTTTAAATGCAGTAAGACCTTGGCATCGATTACTCGCAATTATTTTGTAGTATATCTTTTCCTTGTTTGTGTTTAGATGAGTGTAGCGAACAATTGGTTTCGATCCCGGTTTAGAAAGTCTTGACAGTCCATATAAAAAAGGACCTTTTTCAGCTGTAACAATCTTCTTTTTTATATGATCTAATCCATTGATTCTATTCGTGATGTATTGTGCATGTAAGGAGGTAAAATTTTCTATAAAACAAGTTTCTCGCTTACACGATGGAATAAAATAGTGTTCTTGTACGAGAGAATAAAAGTTTCCACTTTTTTCATACTGAGCAATTCTATACACTGCAACATCACGGGATGCGGCCATTGTAAGAAATGAGCCTTTTTCTATATTCGTCTACGTATATTCTTACCAATTTTGTAACCATTTTGATAATCACTGTATTATCTACTTGAATACACCTTGGTACCCATGAATCTGAAAATATGATATTTGCACCACGGTCTATATTGATACTATCTATATAAATTTTGGGTTTTTGCTCCTTTGTTATCATAATTGAAGGTGTCATCGTAGATGGTACACCTGAAAGTGTCATCGTAGATGGTACACCTGAAAGTGTCATCGTAGATGGTAATTTTAAAGATGTTGTCATGGGCTGAGTAAAAATGGGAGCCGATGTCGCTTGAAATGGTACACCTGAAGATGTTGTCATGGGCTGAGTAAAAATGGGAGCAGTTGTCGCTTGAAATGGTACACCTGAAGTCTCTTTCGATCTTATAGACATGGTACCACCAAAATTAAAATTTGTTGGCATGATAGGGTTCCAATCGGGAGGCGATCGAGTTGGCTCTTTTGTCACCGGAACTTGTGCAATAGGATGTGTTTCCCCGGGAGGGGTTTGTCCCAAAACGGGAGTCGGAGCTGTTACACCTGAAGGTGTCATCGTAGATGGTACAATTACAGGAGTCTGTGTTGTTGCAAGAGTCTGTGTTATCACAGGCGCTGGTACAATTACAGGAGTCTGTACAGTTACCGCAGGCGGTGTTGTTGCCGGAGTCTGTGTTGTTGCCGCAGGCTGTGGTACAATTACAGGAGTCGGTGTTGTTGCCGGAGTCTGTGTTATTGCAGCAGGCGGTGGTGTCCGAGTTGGAATAATCACGGGTATAGCCGGACGGGTCACTTCCGACATTTCAACACCTGTTTCGATATATTCTAGAATATTTTCATTGCCAGCGGTCAAAGATAATTCACTGCTCCGCGATTCTGGTACTATTGCTTCACTTTCAGGTAATGCATATCTACCGCCCTCCGGTCTCACAAAGTCGCCCTCATCATCGTCAGAATCCGGTACAAATGTGGGATTTCGAGCTTCTACGATGGGAGTTTCAATAATAGTATCAGCTGGAGTTTCGGCAATAAATTCTGAATTTACTATAGCGGCGGGAGTATTGTCAATCGGTCCACTTGATATTAGGAGCGGGTGAATTCTAATAGCATCGTGCTGTTGAAGGGTTGGCACAATTATATTTTCACATTTCATTATAACATCTTCCAATTCTGGTATGGTTATAATTTCACGATCTTTGTATGACCAAATTGTGCTATCGTATCTCTCCTTTGCAATTTCGGGAATATCATCGATGTCGGGTTCATCTAAAACTACCAACTTGTTTGGCGAAATATTATACACTGGAACGCTCATCGTTATCAATCGTACTAGAAATTCTACTCTGTTTTGCTTGTCATTGCGATCCATGTTGTTGATGGCATTATACAGATCTTTCACATCAACAGTCATTCGCTTATCCGTACCACTCCAGGGAATATTGTAATACTCGTAGAAAATTTCTTTATCATAACGTGCATAGTGATAAAGCTCATAGAATTTGTATTTGCATATATTAACTTTTCGTTTATCGGATTTTTCCACTTCGAGCATTTTGTAAAGATTATCATATGAATCAAGTGGAGTATCAAATAGCCATAGTTTGCACAATTGGTTTAACACTTCATTGTCAATACCCGTATATTTCAAGTAGTCTATGGTGTATAGGAATTCGTGCAACTTCCTCTCTTTAAAGGATTTTACTTTACCCGCACACCCCAACCAGATCCAATACTGCCAGAGCTCATCTTTAGTATAGTTTTCCACGGAGAACCACATCCGTGTATATTCTGTCTTTTCAAGACCGGAGATTTTCAGTAGTTTTTCCAAGTCGTTCTTGTTGTACATATGCACCAATTGATCGAATCTAATGTTATAGACATCTTGGTAATAGTCGGCAATTACATACTCGTAATCGGAAACACCCGCATAAAAATTCCTATTACACACTTCAAAATGTTGATTGTAGCATTTAAAGATGTCATCGTCAAGAGTAACGCCTCTTCTTACTAGTTTTAAAGTTGCACTATATTCACGGATACATTTCATATACAATCTCTTAGGAATGGGATATATTTCTTGCTCCTGGTACTGAAGGCGACCGTTGTAAACAAAATTCTTATATTTAGATAAACCATTTTTTAACGTGTTATAGTATGACGGATGTATATTATTTGAAATTAAAAATTGCTCAGTTAGCGTAACTGCACTGTTATCGTCCGAGTTCTTAATATTCTCAATATCATTTGCACTGTGGAAATCATTGAAGATAAAAAACGCAAGATGAAATGTTCGTGAATTATCTTCATTTGGCAAGAAACTGTCATACAAATCGTCTACGCATTCTTGCCTAGACTTATCAGTGGCATTGAAGAATTTGTATCGAGTCTCGATGTTGTGCTCAAATGGGCGGCGCTCCTCGCCGCTCTGCTCCGCAAGACGGCGCTCCTCGCCGCTCTGCTCAAATGGGCGGCGCTCCTCGCTGTACAATTGCACAAACTGCTGCTTAAACCATTTAAACTTGTGTTTAACTGCATCTATTGAATATTGTAGACTATTTCCGATAAATGCAACATTGGTATCACGATACAATAGTTTGACGTTGGAAAAGGTAGGATTAAAAATAGCATCGTTAACTTGAGTCGAGTATGCAGCTTTTACATATTTTTCATACAGGGCTTCTGTAAACTTAAATCTTGCAGCCGTTGTGGTCAGTGTAGAATATTCACCCAGTTCTGTATACATTACATCGGTGGCAGTGTAACCTGAAGCGGTTTTGATGTGCATGTAGTATAGCAATTCTCTGATTATGAAAGATCGTGTTCTTAGCACACCTAACGACTCTAGATACGATGAAACATTTGGCACATCTTCGGCAAATCCAAAGTTCGGGTTTTTTGAGCCTATTTTGGAGTTCGGCGCTGATGCATTTGAAGAGTTCGGGTTTTTTACACACACGTCCACTAAAAACGTGTAATATCCTTCATCTACTCTGATTTTAATCGGACACACATCGCCGCTGAGCTTTTTGCTCACATGATACAAGTCCAACAACAATCTATATCGAATATCAGCATTTGCAATTGTATAAGCGTGTATAAAAAAGTCGCTATACTCACATGTTATATCTATAATATCGCAAATTTTAATCGTGGTAACTTTACGTTTGTACAACTTTGAATACTCAAACATGTAATTGATAATCTTGCACATTGCATCAAAGTCATGTCTGACAACAATCTCTGCTCCCTGTATAACATCTTTTCTATTATAGAAAATACTGTCTGCAACGTATATATTGTTTGGAGCAATATTCATGACAAAGTCGTAAAGCAAATAAATGTTCGATTTTAACATGTTGTATTTACTTATATATTCATATACACGACGTCGGTTATCAGTATTATAATGTCGCATTACTAGGTCGATGCCACCCAACATAATGATCGCAACCAATGCTTCAACTTCATCAGAAGTCACCTTCAAGGAGAACATTAACTTGTTCAGCTCATCAAAATTATCATCCGCGTAAAATTTATTTACTTTTGCAATATCGCCTTCAGTGAAATTAGTAATATTCAATGCTTCAAACAAACCTGTTGCATTTTTCGTGTGATATATATAATCTCTGCTAATATACTCTATTCTATCTGGTTTATCTGCCTCGTTAATACGAGCATATAATTGATCTAAATTTATTAAAAACTGCTCAGCGCCATCTGCCACCAATGGATTTTTCCGTAAAAACTCTTCATCATTAAGTTTTCTATAGGCATGCGGCTCTTTGATGTTGCGTATGACAATGCCACAATCAGATGTGGAAATCCGTTGAAATAAATCTGTAATTTCTTTAGTTTCTTTAATTTTAAATGCATTGTATATGTCATTTACACTGCCCGCGCACACGATTGCTGCAAATACAAAATCCTTCTCAAACGGAAATTTTAATGTACTGTCATATGTGTCGCGTACTTTAACATACGAAGTCTCACAACAGCTTCGTGCAATATCGTGAAAATTAGAATCTGTTCTTGCGCACATTCTATCATAGTATGGATTGTGTCGTACAAGCTCTTTGAAGATTTTGTATAGTATGGCAAATCTCGGATACGGCGTATGCAAGCAATCGTTGATATACTCTACACTTCTTTCCGGTTTGCTGTAATGACCAACCTCTTTAAAAATTTCATGGATACTATCCTGATCAGATGTCAATAATTGCAACTTGCGATCTATATGGAAGATTGCATAGTGCACGGTATCCTTTTTATCATATTGGAAATATTCTGTTTTAAATTGTAACTCGTGATGCATATCAAAATTGTATAAAAAGTACTCTGGTTTTTTACGGTAATTAGGAGCCGTATCTCCATATAGATAACGAAGTGTGTAATCTGGAGTGTTAGGAATATTCCGTTCAATGAGTTCTTTTACAAATTTATATTTCTTATCTTCCAGTTTGTGCGTGTAATCATCTGAGAAGAAATGATAGTCATGTCTATCTCTTGCTTTAATGCCATCTTCCTTATAGATGTCCAATAAAAGATTGTCAGGGAGACATGTGATATATTTCTCAACCTCTCGACCCGTTAAATGTCTATCCAAATTAATAATTGTATAAAGCCAGTGTTTATATTCGGCTAGTGTAATCGTTCCATTTTTATAAAATTCGTACACCTCCGCCCAAGCAGGGGTATAATAATACGGTACGTTCTGTCTACAAATCGGACAATCAAACTTCTCGAATATTACTTTTTTTCTTTTATTACAATCCATTGTACTCCAGTTTGTTGGAGTCTTGGTTTTAAACCAGGTGTCGATACAATCACGATGTATAACATGGCCACACGTTAAAATTGCAGATTGTGCAGGGTCAAGTAGGAGAAGGCAAACTGGACACACCATGTCGACTTCGAGGTCGCGATACCGTGTAAACTCGGGATATTCTGGTGTTTCAAGAAGCAGCTCAAATATATCATAAACTTCACGGAATCGTGGCGCCACTGCCTTTTTGTAGTTGTTTATAGCAACATTTAGTTGCTCGACAGCAGGTGAATTTTCTCTATTTTTGACGCCGCGAGAAATTTTTGATATAATTTCATTACGCAAATCTGCGCCTGTAGTATCTTTTTGCAATAAAGCATCAATGTATATGAGGGCATACCAAGTAGTTTTTGCATTTAAACGCTCATCCCACTTACCTAGTCTGGATGTAAAAGTTAAATTATGTAATAGCGTAATATCTGGTAACAGTAGATCATACAAGCCTTTGGTTAAATGTTGTGGAGCAAGCTTTCCATATAACAATTGTAGCTGAGTACACAGAACTGCGCTGTCTACGTTGTCCTTTTCCATATGCTCAACTTGTCTTTTGATCGATTCTATAGTGTTCTTTCTCTGCTCATCTCTGAGCCTATAAAGATTTAAGATATAATAATATGCATTTTTATATTGCTCATCGGTAATGTTACCGGCCACACGTGCTGCAGAAATGATGCGTAGAGCATAAGCAATAGTAATAACGCTGCATATCTCTGTATACTTGGATTTTTTATGATCGATGATATTAGACATGGTTATCTTTACATTAGTTTTATTGTCATACTCAAGACCGATTGATATATACGGAACAAATCCTAGATATTCGGCAAAAATCTTTTCTTCTGGATCAAATTCGTCTAAATCACACTCTAGGTTCTCCGTTTGAAATGTGGGCACTTCAAAATCATAGCTGTTGTCCCATTCCATTTCTCTTTCATCAGATGCTATATCTGCAATATCACCTATCTGCGGTTTCAGTGCATCTAAAATGTTAAATTTATCGGAAGGTGATATTATTTGAATTAAAAGCATTTATTTGTTAGATACATTTTTTTAAAACGGGTTAAATCGCCTTCGACAAATTGCTTTTTTCTAAAACTTTTTTGAAAAAGCAATCTTCGATGGCATAAAGTCGCTGCGTTGCAAGAGAATCTAGAGCTGGCAGATTGAATCGGCTGGGTGTCGAAAATCAAAAAAAAAAATCTAGAAAATGTTTAGCCCTCCCCCCTGGTAGCTCAGTGCTCACATTATCGTGTTGTAGCGTTAGTGGAGGGTTCAAGCCTCGGCTTCGGACATTCCTTGCTTATCACATATACAAGTTTTTATAACAAATAAATGGCTTATCAATGTAATGTTTGTAGAACATCATCAACGAATGATCCGATTGCGCTTCATCCGTATGATCTTCATATGATTAACACATTCTCTCCGCAATGCGCACATCACTACACAAATTTCGAACTAAAATATCCTACAATTATTCATAAAAGAGAGGCGATTCAGTGTCCACAGGTCAACGATACGTGTGGTACAACATATGTTCCACAGCATATCAAAATGCAAGCGCCAATTCATGCGGAAGGTTACCAGAAACCTGCTCAATATTACCCGCAAAGCGCCCCGCGTTACGTGGGCCCGCCGGTTCAGCGGTTCACTCAAAATACACCAGACCGTACGGTAACTCCCGCTCAAGAACAGCCTACATTTGCATCACTGATTGACAAATATGTTCAGGCAATTGGCAGAGACATCCGCGCCATGATTAATGTTTAGATTACACAGTTCCAAACTTATTCAAGCTTGGAACCTATTCCACTTAAACTTAAATGTGCTATCGAGCATTTACCCAATGTATGTTCCAGCTCTGCGCTGTGCAGTGAACGGCCGCTGATAATGTTGTGCAGTTGTACAAGTGGGCACTGCGCGCACATACGAAATGTGTTGGTGGGGATATGCATCCTGCAGTTGGAAATATCCAGATGCCGAGGGGCACCCACCGAATCGGCCCGCAGTTAGAGTGTCATATCCACTTGACGCAAATTGGGGCAAAATATATTCTGAAGTTACCAACGGCGGCGGAACTGGAACATTAATAGTCCCACCTGCGTATTTATTCATGGTTGAGTATTGTGACACGTGTTTCATTTATTTAAGGTTTTATTTTAAATGAAGTCCTTTGAGTGGTTAACGAGCTGTTATCGTGCGGTATTTTAAATGAATGTAGCATTTCAGATAGTTGATGCAATGATATTCTGGCATCCGGTTCTATTTCCAATGTTGCAAGTATAATTTCTACAAGATTCTTCGGTGCAGATGCGGGGCATCCTCTAAAAGTTTCAAAATTTTCAGATTCGTATGGATACACTCCAAATAGTAATCTATAAATCATAATTCCAACACTCCATACCAGCCTTTTCTCAATATCATATGTATCTTGTGCAAAAAATTCTGGTGGCATATACAACTGAGTTCCGCCGACATAGCTACTGGTTGTAGAAGTTATAAACTCACACATGCCGTAATCGATAATATGAATTGTATTATTCATGTATTTGCCAGGTTGAAATAATATATTCTCAAGCTTAATATCCGCATGATAGATCTTACATTCAAGCAATTTCTGTATGTCGTTAACAACATTTATCATCTTCGATATAATTTCTTCAACAATAATATTATAATACATACCTTTTCGTGTGGATGGTCTATCGTAAAGATATGATCGTATTTTCTTATCATGACAAAAGTACCAGTCAAATGATTTTCCAAAACTTTGCATTTCTATGATGCAATGTGTATCGTTCTCAAAATAATTTAAAAACAAAGGATGTTTAATCATATGCATAATATATGCTTCCACGTATACACCATCTTTAAATTTACACAACTCTTTTGCTACGCATTTTAAGAGTCTATTTTCATCTAAACGATAAACTTTAGAAAAGCCACCTTGAGCTTCTAGTGTTTCCGTAAACATAATAATAGCATTTTCGAAACATTTTGTTTCAAAATTGTATCTTTTACACTCATCGTAAAACAATTCTCCGTCTCTACGCGAAACGCGTGCGCACTCGCCGTTCTGCTCCGCAGGGCGGCGCTTCACGGAGCTACAAGGCTCGTCACTACGTGACTCGCCGCTTCGCGGCTCGGGCGCCGTAAACGGCGACTCATCGCGTAGCGATTCGGGCACCTTCGGTGACTCGCCACGTAGTGGGGCGTCTCTATGAGACTCATCCCGTAGGGATTCGGGCGCCAAAGGCGACTCGCCGCCTCGGAGCTGCAAGGCTCTACCCTCCGGGACTCGGGCGCCTTCGGCGACTCGCGGGTCGTCGCTCTGCGACTCGCGTGAGAACTCGCGTGAATAATCATGTGTAATATTCATATTACAGTATAATATACAATTGACACAATTTCAAATTTTGTTATCACTTGTGGCCAGTATAAAAAGCACGACCAAAGCTCGTCGCGGTCATAGAACTCGTCGAGTGCTCTTACAGGATGAAGTGTCATTCCATTGCCCATTACAAACCCGAAACCATTAGTGCCATCAAGCGCATTAGAAGTAAAATTACTATACACATACGTAAAAGGCTGCGCGGAATTAAAACACGATCTACAATCGATGCAATTCTTAACGGGCACATTGAGAATGTTTTTCTTATTTACGACCATCCATTTGATGCTAATATGGTAGAAGTTTGTGTGCGCGACGAGGATTCTTTGGTTGAATCCATAGTACAGTCAAATGTGAGACATAATATGCAACAAAAGCCTTTTGATGCAAGTTACATTAAAGAAGGATTTCGCATGTATCGAGAATCGTCCCATGATCTTTCAACACCTCGTTCTCGATCATGGGACGATTCGCAAGACGACTCGCAGTACGCTTCGCAATGCGATTCGCAGTACGCTTCGCAAGACGACTCGCAGTACGCTTCGCAAGACGACTCGCAAGATGCTTCGCAATGCGATTCGCAGTACTCTCCACGGAATGTGATTGACCGCTCGAGAAACAAAAGCGCAGCTGTACCAAATTTTTTTCTTCCAGACATAACATACCCAGATGATAGTGTAAAGTTGTTTGGAACCACTTTGGTGTGGTACAACAACAGATGTAAATATGTTAAATGTTTACCGAAATATTTTATACCCTCGAAAAGTCCCAGATTAATTGCTAAATTGTCTAGTGACACCCAAACTCTGTTGAAACGAGATGGTGATTTATATCTTTTTGATGGTAATGATGGATATATAACTACAAAATATCATGGTGTCATAATAAAATCTTTATGTGGCGCATTGAACCTGCACTGGCGTCAGAAGAGATAACATGATAACTCTGGAAAACTTTTTTGATGCCATGTGATAAAAATAAACTTGGAAATTTTACTTCAACAATCATGTTTGTGTTTACATATATACGAAAATCTTTTGGGTGTATAAGTAGGGTTTTTCAAAATTTCCGGATTTTAATATGGATTTGAATATATCCAAGTGTAATCTCTGCAAAATATCTTCCGGAGGTCTCTAAAAATTTTTTTCCAAAAAGTTTTTTCCAAAAAAAATTTCAAAAACATTTTTCAAAATCCATTTCAAATTTTTTTTGGAAACAACTTTTTTCCAAAGGCTACAAGATTTGCTCATAATCAAAAACATATAAAAGATTTATTTTGACATTATCTTGATGGGATCCAATTTTTCTTTTTCCGGAAAAATTTCTGAAACAAATTTAGATTTTTCAAAACCATTTTTCAAAAACAAATCTCAATTCGTTTCAGGAAAAATTAGAACTCGTTCCCGTAAAAACATATTTTACTGAAGGGCTCCAAAATCTTGGAGGCTCCCATATAAGCACCGCTCTCGCAGTCGCACTCGAAGTCACACTCTCGTAATGGCATGTCACCAAGTTATTATTCATCCCGTCTTTAAAGATGAATCGAGGAGGAAGTTTGACCGTGAAAGAATGCTTCCAGAAGGGTCTCATCGTGTGAGAAGAGTTAACAACGTAGAAAAATATACACTGGACAATCTACTCAAGATTTCTCATGAAAACGTACTAAAACTTTGCAATATCCGATATATCGGTGAAAGTCACGCGTAAGATTTTTACATACTAATTCAATTCATGTTTAATATCCATAATATTTGTATAGATCCTTAGACTATGAAGACTTTTATGCAACTCTGGTTGACTTGTACGAGGGAAGATATACGCGTCCAATGCCTGATGTATTGGAAGCCTTTAAACAAATGGGAGACGGACTTTCGTATATTCATTCATATGGTTTAACCCATGGAAGAATAGCTCCAGTGACCATTTTAATATTTCCAAACGCGCTTAAATTATCAGACTTTGGCAACGGGTATAGTCTGCGTTGTGATCGGAATTACTGTGCGTGTCATGACAAGTATGATATTTGCTATAACCGCGCGCCGGAATTTCAACGGAATCCTAAAAACAATGACATGTACAGCGACATATTTTCACTGGGATGTGTTTTTTATATACATGCCACTGGAGGGAGAAAACATCCGTTTTTAAATGAGAAGGAACGGTATGCCAGGTTTAATATACGCCCAAACATTTTTGAAGGAAAGCAATCTGTTGACGGTACGTTTTTGTAAACTCTTTTGCGCATTTGCAGTCGCTTACGCAGTTGCTTACGCAGTTGATTACGCTATATTTTTTTAAAAAGATCCCTCTGCGAATTAATAAAAATATTTTTATAGATAATGTCATTGGAATGGAATATATTTCAGCGATGATTCGTCATCGCCCGACAGATAGACAACTGTACTACTCTTCTTCATATTCGTCAGTCGATGATGTGCTGTAGATGTAGTAGGCGAGTCCTCCCGCAAGTGAAATAATTAATATAACCCAAATTGCAATATTGCTTTGGTCTTCCTCTCCTCCACAATCTGTACATGGAGGGACTTTGCATTCCGGGAGAGTTGGGTTGTATTTACATTTGTCACCGTTGCCGCCACATTCAATCAACCAAGGCTGTTCTATACAATTTGTAGTTTGGTCAAAGTTACAAGTGTTATTTTGACAATACGAGTTTAATACTTCTCGTAGAGCATTTTCGTTTTCGTATTGAGGTTGTTTCTTGAAATTTAGCAAAAGTTTATCCTTTCCACTTGCAGAGTTTATCGTTCCCGATTTTAATACACATGGCTTGTACCATTTACCATCGGGTCGTTGTATACATGCCTCGCTTGATACAAATGGATCATTGGTTCCAGATCCATAAACTCCAGCTGCACAAATTCTAGACTCGATACCATTGGTATATTCGGAACAAAGTCTTTCAGAGTCATATGGGACATCATAATAGAGGGTATAATCGAATTTACAAGATGGATGTTGAAAATTCTGACTTTTACAGAAAGGACCGAGTAAAAATCGTATTCTCTCTGGATGTTTTGTATCGACAAAGTCTGTTCCTATAGCGGTAGCTATTGTGGAATTTGCAGTACCACTCTTCATATTACACATAGGATAAAATACTCCATATTGTGGACTGTCGCAGTCTGTATAACTATTTTTCCATAGATTGCCATATGAACTCTCCAGACAACGAGCGTTTTGCCAGTCTCTACAGTCGGTGAAAGTGCTGGGAAGGTACCATGGCGTGCTAGTCTTGTAGTAAATATCCATACTAACATCACACGCAGTATTCGCGGGATTTGAATCGCAGATTGGAGTTAGCATACTCGCGTATTCGCTAATAGATGGAGAATCTTTAAAATCTTGTTCGAAACGCTGAATTCCGCTTGGAGTGGAAAGTTTATGTTTTTTAAATTCACACGTCTGTCTATATTTTGAATCTCTTAGAACACATGGTGGTTTCGATACAAATGGATCGCTAGTTCCAGAGCCATAATAGCCCAATTTGCAATTTGATGGCGCCTGTTCGCAATCAGATTGCCACGGATATTCGGTTTTATATAATAGCTTTACTGTATTATCTTCTTCAATGTGCATTTATTTTAACCACGCTTTTTCATTATCACATACACGGCGAGAACGGCGGTGATAATTAATGCAATCCATCCAATTGTATTTCCATCTGTAGTACACTCTGGATATGTTGAATTATAATCGCAACGATTGCCACTGCCACCACATGATAATAGCCAAGGTTGTGTTGTACATGGGTCAGGATCTGGATTTGAGTTTTCACACTCTGGTAAATCTGGATTGTATTTACACTTATCTCCGTCGCCACCACACTCAACTAGCCAAGGCTGAGAAGTGCAAGGATTGCTACAACCTGGAGCTTCTGGTTGGAATGGACAATTGTTGCCGTCTCCACCGCACAATTCTAGCCACGGCTGAGTTTTACACTGCTCGCACCCGGGCGCATTCTGATCATATGGACAGGCGTTTCCATCGCCACCACAAATTGTCATCCAAGGTTTTGTGGTGCATTCAGAATTACATTCTGGTGCAGTTGGAGTGTATGTACATTTGTTTCCATCTCCACCACACGTTGTTCTCCAAGGCTCTGATCTACAAATTGAGCTGGAATTTGTAATACATGCAGATTTTCTCTTATTTTCTGGTTTAGAACAATATGGGCGCATAAGTAGACTATATGTAATTTCATTGGGAGAATCCACTTCCCTGTTAAAAAAGCTACTTAGTTTTCCCGCATCTCTATCAGTGAGATCAACGTTGGTCCACGCATAGCACGCATGTCGAAACTCGCCGGGAACAATCTCGTTGCACGGATTTGCAACGGCAAGCCAATCGCTGTTATCATAAAAATTTGCAACACACGCATCTGAAGGATTTGCATCCCAATCTGCGTTACACTCGTCAAGAGTGTTAAACGTTTTTTCTTCAAACAAAACTATTCTATCTCTGCATATGTCTTCATATGGATTTTTGTCACAGTACGATGAAAGTAAAAAGTCTCTACCTATTACGTTTGGAGTGTTGTCGAAATCTGTATGAAAAGCATTTGCGTAACCGGGCGTTTGTATCAGGTGACTTTGTAATGTACACCATGGATATTGGTAATTAAAGCCGTTATAATTGTCATCCTCTGGATCTCTTATACACTGAGCGGGAACATTGTATACGGGGTCAGTATCACCGCCACCATACTTTCCATGCTTGCAATTATCAACTATGGTCTGGTTGCAAATGTTATTTGTAGTTAGCGTTGCATTTTTATTATATTGCATATTGAAGATGTTGTCTTTACACAACCCATGTGTATGATTTTTGGCACAAAATGGAGTTATAAAGTCTAAATATGCCTTTGGAAAATTTGAGACCGTTGGTTTAAACTCTTGCGCAAATTTACTCCAATTTACATCACCTTGTATACGATTTGCCCTCATCTCGCATATATTGTACCATTTGGTAACACCATCATATAATAATTGTTTACATGGCTTTTTCGAAACAAATGGATCTGTTTCATTTGTACCAAAGTAATTTGCTTTACAATTTGTAGGAGCGGAATTGCACGCGCTTTCGCTATCAAAGTTACCAGCCCCGAAATGGGTTAGCTGAAATTTCACCGGACGCTCTGATGGCGCAGGCCGATCAGAGCTGGTCATAGTATCTATGCGATTATTTGACATTTATTTATTGTAATATTAGCCTTATACGCTTATATATTTACGTAGTTATGTATTGTAATATTAGCATTATGCGCTTATATATTTACGTAGTACACATTTATATACTCCTTTTCAAAAAGATTTTATATAAATCAATGACTGAAAATGCTCGGAGGCGGAAAAAATTTCCGGGACGAGAAAAAAATTTCAAAAAAAAATTTTTCAAAAATAATTTTCAAAAAAAAAAATTAGAATTTTTTTTTAATCCGGGCAAAATTTTTTTCCCGGAGGTACAAATATATTTAAAATCAAAGCATTGCGTATTAAAAATATTAGCCTTATACGCTTATATATTTATGTATTGTAATATTAGCCCTATACGCTCATAATTGTATTTTAACTTCCAAACAGATAGTTCCTTCTATTATCAAGGAACTTGAGAATAGACCATATATTATGAGAGATATGCGAGTGTTGCACATAATCTGATCGTAGTAGATATGTGAGTATTACACATTTATTGCAATACTATCTACTCGATTGCCAATATTTCGGTCAAATGTTCATTTGCGCTTCCTTTTTTCATCACCATATAAGTTACAATAATCGCGATTACAAGTAATGCTATCCATACAAACGGATGTCTATCTTTTGCGATGACACATTCTGGAAAATCTGCATTAAAATCACAGCGATCACCGGTGCCACCGCATGATAGCAGCCATGGCTGTGTTGTACACGCGGGATCTGGTACTTTACACTCCGGTAAATCTGGATTGTATTTACATTTATCCCCGTCACCTCCACACAATTCTAACCACGGCTGAGTTTTACACTGTTCGCAACCGGGCGCATTTGGATCAAATGGACACGCATTTCCATCTCCACCACATGATGTCAACCACGGTTGAGTTTTACATTGGTCGCAACCGGGCGCATTTGGATCAAATGGACATGCATTTCCATCGCCACCGCACAATTCTAACCACGGCTGAGTTATACATTGTTCGCAGCCGGGTGCATTGTGATCAAATGGACACTGATTTCCATCGCCACCACAAGCGGCTAACCACGGGTTTGCAGTACATTCAGGATTGCATTCTGTCGCATTTGGCACGTAAAAACATTTATCACCATTGCCTCCACATGTTAGTTTCCATGGTTCAGATCTGCAAGTCGGTGTAGAATTAGTGAGACATGGAAATTTCATCCTATTTTCTACGTTAAAACAATATGGACGCATAACTAACTTGTATGCAAGTTCATTGCGAGAATCTATTTCCCTGTTATAATATCTATTTATTTTTTCTGCATCAGCATCACTCACATTAACATTTGTCCACGCATAACATCCGTGTCTAAACTCACCGGGAGCAACCTCCGTGCATGGAAGTGGAGCATCAATCCAATTACCGTTATCATAATAATTCTTATCACATGCAGGTGTAGGATTTGATTGCAAATCCGAGTTACAGCCGTCAAGAGTGCTAGACTTTTGTTCTCCAAACAAAATTAGTTTATCTCTACATAACGGGCTCTCTGGATTCGTGTCACAGTATGATGAAAGTAAAAATTCTTTTCCGATTATATTTGGAGTTTGGGTGAAATCTGTATTAAATGTATTTGCATAACTATTCGATGATATCAGGCGACTTTGAAATTTACACCATGGATATTGGTAATTAAAACCCATAGGGTCATCAATCTCTGGATCTCGTATACACTTAGCGGGAACGGTGTATAGAGGATCTGAATCACCGCCATACCTTCCGCTCTTGCAAGTATCACGTATATACTGATCACAATCTCTATTATAGCTAGGCTCGGACTCTTTGTTGTATATCATATCAAAGATGATGTCTTTACACACGTTGTGAGATGGCTGTTGGGCACAAAGCGGAGTCACAAAGTCTAAATATGACACTGGAGCCGTTATGCCATTTGGTTTAAACTCTTGTGCAAATTTGCTCCAATTATCATTGCCCCTTATACGATTTCCCTTCATTTCACATATATTGTACCATTTGGTGACACCATCAAATGTTAATTGTTTACATGGCTTTCTCGAAACAAATGGATCTGTTTCAATTGTACCAAAGTAATTTGCTTTACAATTTGTAGCAGCAGAATTACACAGGCTTTCAGTTTCAAAATCACCAGCCCCGAATTCGACTAGCTCAAAGTTCATTGGCCGCTCCATTGGTTTAGGTCTATCATAATCAAGTCTCCTATCTATGCGAGTATTTGACATTTATTTATTGCAATATTAACACTCACGGTGACTCGCCACTCCGTGGCTCGGGCACCTTCGGCGACTCGCCACTCCGGGCACCGTAAGCGGTGACTCATCGCGTAGCGATTCGGGCGCCGTAAGCGGTGACTCATCGCGTAGCGATTCGGGCGCCAAAGCAGAATGGCTCATTTGGTAATCAGGGTACTGGAATCAAGTCTTTTATGTTTTCATAGACATATACGTAACAATAATAGCGACGACAATTACCACAATCCATACAAATGGATGTCGATCTTTTGTAATGGTACATTCTGGAAAATCTGCATTGAAATCACAGCGATTGCCGGTGCCTCCACATTCTACTAGCCACGGTTGCGTTATACAAGGGTTCTTGCACTCGGCTACATTTGGATTGTAATTACACGGATTTCCATCTCCACCACATGATATTAGCCATGGCTTAGAAGCGCATTTGTCTTCGCAGCCCGGAGCATCTGGTTGAAATGGACAATTGTTTCCATCGCCACCACATAATGGTAACCACGGTTGAGTTTTACATTCTTCACATCCGGATACATCTGGTTCAAATGGACAAGGATTTCCATCTCCACCACAAATAGTCATCCAAGGATGTAGAGTACAATCATTAGAGCATTCCAATAATGAAGGATCCCATTTACATTTATCACCTATACCACCACAAGACTCTCTCCAGGGCTCGGTTCTGCAAATTTGCGTTGAATTTGTAACACATTCCGTTTTACCAGCATTTCCAGGCTTGGAGCAGTACGGCCGCATTAATTTCATATATGCAAGTTCGTGATCTGAATCAACCTCGGTATTAAAAAATCGGTGTAAAGTTTTAGCATCTTTATCAGACACTGTAACTGTTGTCTTTCCAGTACACGAATTTTTAAAGACACCGGGAGATTGCTGAGCACACGGTATTTGATATGCTCTCCAACTCACGTTTTCATAAGACTCGTTTTCACAGCCCTTTGGAGGATTTCCTATATTAGCATTCTTACACGCGGTCTCGGTAGGCCACGATTGTTGTTCAAATACAGTAACACGATCAGCACAGTTATTCGAAGTCGGGTTTTTTTCACAGTATGCAGCTAATATAAAATCTCTGGGTATTGTGTCTGGTGTATTTGCAAAGTCTGCATAAAACAAGTTTGCATAACTATCCTCTGTTATAAGATTACTCTGTATAATACAGTGTGGATAATTTACACCCATTCCTGTGCTTGAATCTTGCGCCGCATCTCTCTCACATTTTGCGGGTACAGCATACACCGGGTCTGTTATAGAATTGCCATACCTGCCGGGTTGACATGTATCGGCTTGAAATTTATCACACTTTTCATTAGTATCATTCATAGCAGTGCTGCTATATTTCATGTTGGATGCAATTTCTTTACACACAGTATGAGTTGGATTTTTACCACAAATCGGAGTTAGAAAGTCTATATAATTTTTAGGAAAATTTGTAACGTTGGCACTCGGTTTGAATTCTTGATCGAATTTGTTTAAATTCGGATTATCTTTTAACCTGTTCGCCTTCATCTCGCACATATTGTACCATTTAGTAACGCCATTATATGTTAATTGTTTACATGGCATTCTCCTTACAAATGGATCTGATTCGTTTAGACCAAAGTAATTTGCTTTACAATTGGTCGTTGCAGCTTCACATGCGCTCTGGCTGTCAAATTGTCCAGAACCATATTGAATTAGCTCAAATTTTATTGGGCGGCGTGTAGAATCGGGATATCTATCAGGATCGATACTAGAATCAAGTCGTTCCATTTTATTTTACCTTTTAGTTATCATATAAGTCACAATGATCGCGGTCACGAGCAATGCAATCCATACAAACGGATGTCGATCTTTTGTAATGACGCATTCTGGAAACGTCTGGTCAAATTCGCAACGATCACCATTACCACCGCATGACAATAACCACGGTTGTTCTGTACATAGTTGCGCTTCGCACTCTGGTAAATTTGGATTATATTTACACATATCTCCGTCTCCGCCACACTCTACTAGCCATGGCTTAGAAGTACACGGGTTTTCGCAGCCGGGTGCAGTTGGATCAAATGGGCAAATGTTGCCGTCTCCACCACACTCGACAAGCCACGGTTTTGTAGCGCATTCTGGATTGCATTCTGGTAAAGTAGGTGTATAATCGCATTTATTACCACTGCCGCCGCACTCGGTAAGCCAAGGCTTTGTAGCACATTCGGCGTTACAATCTGGTGATGTTGGTGTATAATCGCATTTATTACCACTGCCACCGCACTCGACAAGCCACGGTTCGTTTGCACAATACTCACAGCCAGGGGCGGTTGGTTCAGTGGGACACGGATTACCATCTCCGCCGCATACCGTCATCCAAGGATGATTTTTACAATCATCAGAACATTCTAACAATGTAGGATCCCACACGCATTTATCCCCGATGCCACCACAAGATGCTTTCCACGGATCGGCTTTACAGTTTGGATGTGTATTAAAAACACATTCCGTTTTAGCCCTGTTTTCAGCTTTGGAGCAGTATGGGCGTAGAACTTGCATTAAAGCTATTTCATTTATACCGCCATTATTTTCCATATTAAACCATTTGTGTATTGTTTTAGCATCTCTATCTGAAACGTCAACATTTGTATATGCTAAGCATAAATTTCTATACGTTCCATCTGGAGCAAGTTGACAAGTCGATTCGGGTCCTTTCCAAGTGCTGCTATCATATTGGTTAGACAAACACGCCATAGAAGCATTATTTTTGTTCCAATTACCGCATTCGGTGGCGGTGGCAAAACTTTCCTGTTCCCATAGACCTGGAAACGTTCTACACGCGACCGCGGTTGGTGCAGTTTCGCAGTATGCAGATAGACTAAACTCTTTGGCAATGGAATTTGGAGTATTTTTGAAATCTGAATAAAACACATTTGCAAAATTATCTTCTCGTATAAGATTGCTTTGAAGTGTACAATATGGATACTGAAAATTTCTCTCTGAGCTATTTTCATATGTGGGATCCCTTATACATTTTGTAGGAGCTGTAAATACAGGATCTGACAATAGATTTCCATACCTGTCATAAATGCAGTGAGTGTTCTGCCAGTTGTTACACGCGGTGTTTGTATCGTACATTGCATCCTTGTCATACTTCATATTATATACTATATCCTTACAGACTGCATGATTTGGATTCTTTGCGCAAACGGGCGTTAAAAATTCCAAGTAGTTTAAAGGAAAATCTTTAACCTCTTCGCCGGGTCTAAACTCTATATCAAATTTGTTAAAATTTCCACTGTCTCGTAGGCGGTTAGCCCTCATCTGGCAAACGTTGTACCATTTCGTAACACCGTTATATGTTAATTGTTTGCATGGTTTTCTTGCAATATATGGATCGGATTCGGCTAATCCAAAATAGTTTGCTTTACAATTTGTTACGGCGTCATTACACGTCGTCTCATCGTCAAATTTTCCAGATCCATATTGAATTAGATCGAATATTGTAGGGCGATTCCAAAAGCTTTGGCCTCTGTCGTCTTCCCATATATTAGATATGCTTTTATCGGTCATTTATTTAAATGCCGAATTGCGGAACTTGTCGGAAATTTCCACATTTCCCGGTAAATAGCTTTTTTCAAAATCAAATGGATTTTGAAAAAAATTTTTGACCCCTCCGGAAAATATTTTTTAACCCTCCTTTTCCGGCTCTACATCCTGCTTATTTTTCATAATAACATATGTTGCAATAATAGCAATTCCCAGCAATGAAATCCATACCAATGGGTGACGCTTTTTTGTAATGATACACTCTGGTAAGGTTGGCTCGTATTTACATTTGTCACCGGTGCCTCCGCATTCAACAAGCCACGGTTGTGTAATACACGGATCAGTGCATTCTGGCAAAGTTGGGTCATGTGAACAAATGTTACCATCTCCACCACATTCGACAAGCCACGGTTCTGTAGCACACTCTTCACATCCTGGTAAATTTGGATTGTATTTACATTTATTTCCATCTCCACCACATTCAACAAGCCACGGTTGTATAATACACTCGGGGTTACATTCTGGTAAAGTTGGATCGTATTTGCATTTATCTCCATCTCCACCACACTCTTCAAGCCAGGGTGTGGCCATACATTGGCATTCGAGTGTTGAAGGATCTTCTCTACAAACATCTCCACATGACATTAATGAAGGGTTTGCTTTACATTCTACACTAGAATTAAAGACACATTCCGGCTTGTTCATATTTGTAAGATCTGCGCAATATGCCCCAAAAATCCTAGAGAGAGCAATTTCATTGTCGTTATTCACCTCCGTGTTAAAGTTTTGATGTATCTTTTTTGCATCGTTATCAGTTAAAGTAACTCCGGTTTTGCCGACACAAACTTTTTTATATTTTCCATTTTTAGCTTGTTCACATTTAGATTCTTTAATCCACTGGGTATCGTAGTCGGATTGATTACAAACTGTGCTTGCACTGGTTAGACATGCGCTCTCACCATCAAATTCGCCCGTTTCCCAAAGACCGGGTTCGTCTACACAATTCTTTGATTTAGGATGTCTGTGACAAAAAGCAGATAGAGTAAAATCTCGCATTGTGAGATTTGGAGTGTCTATGAATTCATCATAGAACGTGGTTGCATACGAATCTTGAGTTATTAAATTGCTCTGTAGTGTACAATATGGATATTGTACATTGTCATATGGTAACCCTGCACTATCATCTCTGATACAATGATAGTTCATAGCGTTAACCAAATCGTTGTGCGAGTCACCATAATGGTTAAATGTACACACCCGATTTTGGTATCCGTCGCATCCGCTATTATCAAACATGTGTTCTGTCTTATACAACATTTTATATACTATATCTCTGCATGCACCTGGATTCTGCGCGCATGTAGGTGTTAAAAATTCTAAATCTGGTTTAAAATCTTGTTTTACCTTGGTTATATTTTCCGTGCCGCGGAGGCGATTTGCTCGCATCTCGCAAACATTGTGCCATTTACCATCGTCTAATTGAACACACGATTTTTTAGATACAAAAGGATCAGTCTCATGTGATCCATAATAACCAGCTTTACAGTTTGTCACTGCGGCATTACACGATGCTGCGCTATCAAATTCTTGGGTGTGTATTAGATCAAATATTGTAGGTCTTATATTACCAATTCTATCAACTGGCCATGTCTCTGGAAGCATTTATTTTATGTACTTTTTTGCGGTTAACATACCTGGGCACTATCGCGGAACGCTAGCCCCCATTGTGTACATATCAATACAGATACTAGACGTTTAGTTTTAACACGCGTAAGCCCCATTACATATGCCAGTGCGTATACTAGGATGTTTACTTTTAAAAATACATTGAATACGTACCCGTATAATATCTAGGAAGTTAATACAAAACTTTGCATTAACAAACAATGAACTATCTAGACAGGGCGTTTTACATTCCAGCTTTAACGAGATTACAAATTTCTAAAATCTCCAGAATAGCAGTAGATCATAATGAAGATTTCAAATACAAGAAGATTGCTGTTGTAATTCTACTAAAATATATACTACATTGCATTGTAACATTTAATATTTTTACTAAATTTGGAAACCTGTGTGGTGCAATCGTTGCAGTGTCACTCTTTACTCTCGGTTTGGTTTTTGAGTACATCGGTAATCTTTGGCGCATGATCGTGTTCTATATCTCCCCACCTAAATAGAGTTTTGTCTTTTTGAATGATTCGTACAATTCTCGCTAAACATTTCTTTTTATCCGACCGGTTTTTTGTACCCGTGCACTGGTAAACTGTACGCGATTGATCTTTTGTAATTCTCTGCAGAGAAAATCTATAGTTCTTGTAAAGCAAGATTCTATTGCCGCGTCTTCCGTATATCGATGTCAAATCTCCGGGATCTATAGCATTTAGTTCAACTGCACGTGGTACGACAATAACGCTGAGACATGTTGGACACTTTTTAACCTTGAATATACACTTTTCACATATTGTATTACACGAATGTCCACACGGAAACTTTGAGCCTGTATCATATCTAGCACATAGAATACATAAAATTTTACTACCCATACGAACGAGATATTCCATTATTTCAGTATTTGCATAGAATATTGCTCTATGAGAAAGATCATTTGCCTTTTCTATGTCAAATCGCATTTCCTCTACGAGCCATGTAACAATATGAAGCTGTCCACATTTACACGCATATTGTAGCGCGTTCATGTTTTGTATACAAAACTGTGTAATATGAATTTTTTGAATATTTTGTAACCGCAATAGAATGCCATTTCTAATGGATGAAGAAATGAGACAATGTAAATGCGATACTGATACAACTGATAATTTGTCAATGTCTACATCTACCCACTCGGATTTGATAGAACATAATATATATTCACATTCTACCGATAATGCTACATCTAAAAACCCATTACGTTTATCACGCAATACCGTACCCCGTGCCCCTAAAATATTATGATCTATAAGCTGGGACTTTGTACCATCGTCAGATTTCACAATTATGGGAAGCCCATCGTGATATATTTCTTCCATGTTTGCCACATTGAAAAATGTGTGTAAATTTTCAATATGCTTGGACATGAAAATATTTTTTTATACTTTCACATTAACAACTTTTTCGGCCAGTTCAGGATTTTCTCTCATGTGGAAAATCGCTCCGAATATGAATGCTCCGATGGCGAACCAGAACATCATGGAGCCCTTACATGGCCGTTCTGCAGGTCTACCATTACATGTTTTTATTACGAGCCATGCAATGATCGCAGCAATACCAATTCCATAGAAAATTTTAGAAAGCATCTTTTATTAAAGTATATTATTGTGCCTTGGCGGTAGCAAGTGCCTTTTTACGCCAAATCACTACAGATAAGATGGCTACGATTGTGGCTATAATGAAAATCATACTTGTTCTGCAGATAAATGCATTGGGCTTGTTACCACAACGAATTGCTAGAAACCCGGCAATGAAGAGACCCGCAGATAAACCAATTAAAACAGATTCGCTACTAACTTGCATTTATTATATTACCTAAAGAGCAAAAAGAAGACTAAAATAATAAGAAGAATAATTATAATGGGTTGCATTTTATTATATATTTATTTAACTTCAATTCATGCGTAGAGTTCAAGTTGAGCTATTAAAATTTACATGCAAGACTCGTCGCTTCGCGATTGGGGCGCCAAAGGCGACTCGCCGCTCTCTGCGGAGCAGGGCGTCGTGAAACGACACTGCGGCTCGGGCGCAGTAAACTGCGACTCGTCTCTACGAGACTCGTATATGTTTGAGAATAGCTTTAGTATGCACTATTCTCTTGTTAAAAGAAGTATTATTACTATAAGCAGAATAATTCCGATTCCTCCAAACAAAAAACGTCTACGCATACGGCGACGACGTCTATCTTTTGCATCCATTTATTTGTCTTATTTTTCTACTTCGTTTACATGCGCAGAGTATTAATCTTTGTTATATTTCTTCTTGGTTTTCTTTCTCGTCATATTATAGATAACTATGGAGAGAACTAAAATCATTAGAAGCCAAAGTCGTGTGGAAATTCCAGAACCCCCGCACGCTTTCCAATAGCTGTTATCAGAACACATTACACCTTTAAAGGCAAGCCAATTTACTTGATTGTGTGAACCTTGAAAATCTGTAACGATAGTTTCTGCATCGTCGTTATCATTGACACGCAATGCGTCAAGCGTACATGTTTGGACCCACCTACCTTGAGAGTTCTTTATACATGCGGGATAGTTGACGAACGGATCATTGTTGCGCTTGCCGTAGACGCGATTCTTACATCTTGTATCGGCTCTCATACAATCGTTCTCACTATCAAACTGTCTAACTCCATTATAATCCAATTGAAACTGACTATTTGACATTTTATTTTACCTAAAATATGGAGACTCACCAAAATACGACCATCGTGGAAGAAAAATCTGTAGTTATGGATGAGCAATATGTTTTGGACAATATTGCGCTTGCAACAGATATTAGTTTGCCACAGCGAACTTGTACTGAACAACTAGAAAACTTTTATGCCAAACTACGGGAAATTTACACCAATGCAAAAAAATTGGATACACTTGTAGAAAAGGAGAAATTTCTAAACCTTGAAAAGGTTCCACTTCACGAGCTCAGAGGTGAAGTTGACAAGCTTATATCGGATGAAACGATACGAGAACAAGTTTATCGTGTGTTTTTGTCCCGTCAGCCATTTATGGACACTGAAGCCTATACACAACTACACAAGAAAGCTGCAATTGAATTTATTGATTCTCTCAAATTTAACAAAAATGGTGGAGACATCAATTCTGAAAGCGTTAAAAATGTTGAATTTGTCGACTGGCAATACGAGGAATGTAAACAATATCTAATTGATGGCTGCACAAAGGAGCAATTTATGCTGTACCTCGAAGGTGATGTTTCAAAACTTGGCTACGAATCCAAAGATATTGTAAAAGACAAGGAAAATGTATCACGTGTACTCGAATCCAACTACGAAGACTGTAGAGAGTATTTGGTTGACGATTGCACTCGAGCTCAGTTTATGGTATATGTCGCTGAGAAAGACGGTACAAAACGTGGATATGATGGCAAGATTATTGTTCAAAGCCCCAAAGATGTTTTGCCCCGTCTTGTCAATTCAATTGATGATGAAATCAACACAAAATCCATCAAAAACCTGCGACACTACAACGAAAACTGTTTAAAGTATACTCAGTTTTGTGCAGACAAGAGATTTGAGTATATGTTTTCTAAATTACCCATTAAACTTGATGATGTTTTACCAATTTCCGACATTGAGCATCTTGAGATTGTTTCAACGCTGATTGCCAACGTTGAAGATTTTTCTAAGAATAGCGATTCCGAATGCAAGAAGGAGGTTATAAAGAGGCGTTTGGAGTTGACTGAAGAGCAGCAGAATAAGGCTAGGCTGTTTTTGGAATCGCTCTCGCTTTTGCTGTCTTACGTTTCAATTAATGTTGATTACAGCCATGCTAAGGAAGCAATCACTCGCATTGTTGACGGTGAAAAACTTTTACCATTTCTCTGCGGAAAGGGAATGAAGAAGAAGCAGGTTCAGAATTATCCCATGGAAAGCTATTCAAGAGGTGGATTTTTGCAATCATTCATTATCGATAGTTTTGTTACCGAGACGGTATCTGAAGTGCAGCGCCTGCCCATGGTGAAACATGCAAATTCCGTCTACAAGACCGCCCAAAAGCGTAAGAAGACTGATAAGGGCGATAAGAAACGCCGTCGTGTAGATAAAGAGTAACTATATATTGCTGTGTATTTTCTGTTTTGGTAGTATAATACAATGGGTAAAACTAGCGATCGCAAACGTTTTGTACTAACTTGTTATAATGAGAAACTGTTGGAGTTGCGTAGACAAAAGAAAAGGCCTGACAGAGGGCTGTATGCAAATGTTAACAATAGTAAGCTTTTACTATTTGTGCACTATGGAAACGAACAGTTTGAAACTGTAAAGAAGATTGTTCCAAAAAATATGAAGATTGATGAAGTGCCTAAAATATTTTCATATGCGACACCGTACACACCAGATGTTGCGTTGCGTATTTTGGATTGGTTTTATGAGACTCTTAGAGAGTTTAAAGACGTTAGAAATTACCCGATAGTAATTTCAAATGATTCTGGTATAAATATCGGCAAATATGCCGTTGAAAAAGATGCGACAAGTGGACGTGGAAATCGCGTTGTGCTATTATCATTGGATGAATTTAACGCTAAAAAGGAAGTGTGGAACGCTGAAATTGTCAATATAATATGCATGGAAAATGTTGTACTCGAAACAAATTGTAACACATTTTCAAAAATTATATACGTTACAAACGATACCAAATTGGAATTGGTGGACTTTGAAAAAAATTATTTTGAGCACATCAAACCTACAGACACGAAGATTTTACAGCAAATAATAACAACCGAATTTGACGTGGCCGATGCCGTTAGAGAAATGCAACAAGATCTATTTCCTAATGGTAATTGTTTATTGTGCCTATATTGGATGGTTGGTAATATATATTTCTTAATAGACTTACCGTGTAACGACTCGGGCACCGGAGGTGACTTACCGTGTAACGACTCGGGCGCCTTCGGCGACTTACCGTGTAACACCGAGAATATGGAGAAAGGCGAGAATAATGCTCCAATCGGTATATATTTTTTACACGATTATATTTTGCAGCTATAACATTTACATTTTCTACAGATATTCTACAAGAAGCATTGCTTGAAATTAATGACCACGTTCTTGAAACGCTGGCTTCACAACGCGTATAACTTCGTCGTAGACCTCGTCTGGTGGCAGCGTTGCATCAATTACAATTGCTTTTCCCAAAAAATTGCGATCATAGTTTTCTTGTAGTTCTTCTATGTATGGTACACACATGCCATCTCGAGCTTGCATTCTCTTGGCAGATTGTCCCGGCGGCAAACGTAAATAAATAGTTATGACTTCAAACTTGTCGTGGAATGCTTGTGCGTTGCGTGTACATTTTTCTATAATGGGAGAGAAATTATCATATTTTCCCCACTCTGAATAAGTCTTGGTAAAGATGAGACTAGATTCCAACGAGCGTTCGATAATCTTGTCCGATCCATCCATTATATCGCGCTCAACAAGAGTGTCAATGATTTGATCCTGAATAAGAAAAACTTTTTCGGGTGAAAAATCTTGTCTCTTGTATGAATCTTTCAAATGTGTCCACTTTTCTTGTGGTTCCTGTTTTACATAATACTCGTTCTTAAGTTTATTTAACACGGTGCTTTTACCGGCACCAATGCAACCGTCGATTACTATGCAGAGGGGCTTCATGTTTACGTATGTGGAGATGTGTGCGAGAACTATCAACTTTTATACCGTAGGTCTTTCAATAGCGTAGCTTCATTACGTAGACCTACGCCTCCCAATAACATAGATTTTTTATGGCTAATAAACTATGGGAGCAGCAGTGTCACAACAATACACAGAAGTTGTAAATAAAGTATATGCAAAAAACAGCAATGAGATAGTATCAGAAGCGTCTGCGCAAGGATCGCAGAACCAAATTATTTTCATTCAAGATGTAGGGGGGGATGTAATTGTGGATGGTAATAGCATGTATCAGCAGGCGACGATAAATATGGTGGCATTACAGTCGTCTATGGCAGAATCTACAACCACGCAGCAAATAACAAGTGAAATTTTACAACAATTAAAGGCTGAGATCAGTGGTATAAACTTTTTTAATTTTGCCGTCACCGACTCTACAATTAAAGCAGTATCTGAAGCAACGGTTGAAGTTGTAAGCAGTGTTACAAATTCTTGTAATGCATATCAACAACAAAATCAATCAATTATAATCCAGACAGTGGATAACGATGTGGTTGTTAGTAATAATAACATGAAACAGTTTCAAGATATTTTCTTCGATTGTACACAAGAAGCCGTGTCTAAAAATGCAATTTTGCAAGATCTAGACTCGTCGATTGAAGCGCAAAACGAAGCTAGTGCCGAGGGTATATCCGCTTTAGGTCTGGTTATTTTATTAATGCTTATATTTTTCGGACCATACTTCTTTAACGCGGCAGCATTTTTGAAGATGATATTTCCAATTTTCATTATCATTGGGGTTTTGAGAATTGTAAAATATTTCGGATCTACGTATCCAGTTTTCTATTCTACATATTTTTCACAATCCATTGCCAAAATATGTCCAGAGGCAACTCTGTTAAGCATAGCACAGGCCGGATCCCGTGAAGATGCCGAAAGAATAGCTAAAAACCAAGAGGCGTGTGTTGCATATGATTTAAATGATACTACAATGGAAATGAGACTATACAGTGCTGTTAGTAACACATGTAAACAGCGCGTTCAAAACGAATTGGACACCCAGCCAATTGTACAGCCGGGTAGAATGTTGACCGGTACAGCAAGTCCAACTGCCGGTGTTGTTGGCAATGGATATTTGAACACGTCAAATGCTGACTATTGGCTATTTTTATCAAGCACAGCATCTTGGTCAAAGCAAGGCAATTTTGCCAATAACCAATTGGGTACGAATACAATTTCTTGGGGTACGGTGAAACCTCTTCCCGATTCAACAACTCCATATGGAACAATATATGTTTGGTATGAAGAAGTGAATCCTGACAAGTTTACAGTGTACGTAAAAGAAAGTAACAATACCTGGAGCAGTACAACCTCTCCAATGAGAGGCCCGGGACTGGTACCGTACGATTCGTACACCTATTGGATCAGCGCTTTCGTGGATTACAAAAAAGACACAAGTCTATTGATCACTGGCATTGTATTAATTATTTTTGGTATTGTAGGCTATCGTATTGCCGACAAAAAGAGCAGCAAGGGCAAAAAGGACAAAGATGGTAAGCATCACGATAACGATCGACGTGATAATGATAGACACACTGACGATAGTGATAGAGACGATGACGATAGACGTGACGATGACGATGACAAAAAGAAAAAGAAAAAGAAAAAGAAAAAGCACTAAACATATTTTTTATAGGCTCCACAAGTTTACTGGAAGATATCGTCTACCTGGGCGCACCATGTACGGCTATAGCCCTTGTAATACATACAATGCCAAAATTGGAGAAATGGTTCATGTTTTAGCACGACGCCCCACGGCGAGTGTTAAACATTTGAAACGCATTATGGTGTTTTAAGCACGATTATGCTTAAAACTTTGTTTTTTGTTAACATATTCTATCGCTTTAAAACCTCTAACGTACCATCACCACGATTATTTACATTATACTGCGGAATCGGAAGATTGGCCATAGCCGCTCTAACTTCATCTACCCTGCGTTGTGGTTCATGTACATTTAACCCGAAGGGGGTGCCCCCAAATGTTTGTAGTGCTTTTCCTGCAGACGCACTCATTAAAGCTGCAAGTTTATTGTTTGTAGAATTATCAAACCCTCCCATAACATTCATTGCACCTTCCTTCAAGTCTAAATGAGGTTGTACGGAGGGTGTAAACCATCCCATATTCACTGGGACTATGGGCAAATCGCCTCTAATAGAATCACCAAGAGCACGATTTCTAGATTTTTTATTTGCATACATAAATCTATCATATGTAACAGGTTGAATTAATTCCCCGGATGGAGTAACTAGACCATCCGTAGCAAACGGGGTCTCTTTCCTATATGCCAAACGCTCTTCATCTGGCATATTGCCACGAATTTGTGCTCCGTATGATACAGATGCCGATCGTGGCAATATGGAAGTCTCATATGTACCCGGCACTGACCAAAATTCCCCTTTGTTATAATAATCCATATTTGGCGCCACCAAAGTATCAACCTTGTATCCCATTTGCGGCATAAAATGCTCTTTCTTACGTCTAAATGCCACCACCATAAATGCTAGAAATAAAACTGCGACTATGTTGAATAAGGGTTCCATTTATTTATTTTAACTAAATTCTAATCCATTGCATCGTCTAATGGTATAGTTTCATAACAAAACAAGTCCAACTCGGAATCGGTTGGAACCGTAGAGTCATCTATAAATAATTCAAACGTTTCTGGAGGGCAATTGTTTGACATCAAATACACTATAGTATCGAGAAACATGTACAGGTTACAGCTGAGAACTTCATCGATAACTCGGTCAATTGCTTGCAATTTCATCTCGTATTTCTTCCGATGCAAGCTGGTCTAATGTGTTTTTTACATCAGGCGCTGATAACATTTGTCCAATCGCATTATTTACATTAGGCGATTTTAACATTTGTCCAATCGCGTTATTTGTACCAGGCACTTTCAATATTTGTTCAACATTAGTGGGATTGCTAACTATGTGTGGCATAATATCACCGATAAGTTTGCTTAAATCAATATTCGGAATAGAGTTGTCTATAACCATGGGTTCCGACATGTTGGGTTTCATTGTAGAAGGCCTGATCCATATGTCACGCAAACTCTGTGCAACTACCAATGTTATGGCGAACAGAATTGCAATTCTATGGCATCCCAGTACAAAAAGAGCAATGGTGATGGCCAAAGGATCCGTTGTAGCTTTCTGGTAGACTGCAAGTGCGACAGTGGCTGCGATGACAACGTTCTGTATGATAAAGTGTAAGCCAGCCTCTACTGGATTGCACACGATGAAACAGAGCATCAAAAACAAAAAGGTTGGATTGTAGAAAATTTTAGTATACATCGTATTTATTAACAAACTTTTAATGTAAATGCGGTTTTCATTGTTACCTAAATTATGCATAATATTGTCTTGGTCCAGAAGATTTTGAAATCTTATAATTTTTTTTCAAAATTTTTTTTCAAAAATTTTTTTTGAAAAAATTTTTTTCAAAAATGTTTTTCAAATTTTTTTTCAAATTTTTTTTAGAAAATAATTTTTTTCCAACGCTCGTAAAAATAAATATGGAAAAGATTATATTTAAACATCCCGTCAGAGGTAAAGTGGAACTTGGTTTTGTAAAAAACTTTGTAGGTTCTAGTGCAGGTCACAATCCTCTAAAAGTTGTTGATGTGGAGACTGTTGCAATCGGAAATAAATATTTCACAACATTAAAGTATGAATTAACTCCGGAACATATGGAACATCCACTTCAGGCAGAATTGCTAAAACAACATTTTGATTTAGATGTAAAAGACGTAAAATACCAAAAGTCTATAGAAAATATATGTAGAAATTATAAGAACTTTAAAGATTGCCCAGAGAACGCGACTGTATACAAAATATCCAGTGCGGTGATCATTGCTATAATTATAGCACTAATATATTTGTTTGTTTTGAAAAAATAAACGGCCATGAAACAAAACTTTAGATATGTAAACAGCTATTTTTTAAATAGCAATGGTTACAATTGTAATAACGTAGAAACTCCGTGCAGGCCAGGCTACTACGGTGTGGGAGAGGATGATCCCTTTGTATCAAAACCACAATGTGCACAGGAAGGAAATGTATTTTGGCCCCAATGTACACTTGATGTGAGTAAAATAAAAACAGAGGGTCAGGCAAGGACAATGCAACGAGATTTTGGTTCACTATCTGCGCTGCACACAAAATACTGTGCAGATAATCCTACAAACAAACTGTGTACTTTTGATACAACTTCATGGCTAAAACGTTGGCTTATTGTAAATGTTTTTCTGGTTATCATACTACTAGTAACAATATGGATGATAATATCAAACAAGCCATGTAAACCAATTCCGCAGCCACCTGAAGAAATATTGCCTCCAGCACCCGAACCAAATTGAAGCAGGTGTATAAAAAAGACACTTGTTTTATATAAAAAATGTATTCAAGGGAAGAGTTTTTAAATTACGTAAAGGTACAGAATGATTTTAGAAACATGTATCCAGATTTATACAGGTATATTTCTGGTATGAACATTCCACCACAATATTGCACAAATGTGTCTACGCTGAAAATGTTTGCAGAGGAGAAGAAGGCCTCCATATGCAGTGCCGGTTACAAATATAAAAAGTAATCATGAATCCTGTGGCTACAAAAAAAGATTTAATATAATAATTTGCAAATTATTATATATCAAATACCTCTGTTTTAACGTTTGCCAAACTAAATTTGGCGAGTTCCTCAAGTTCATGTATGACATTGCAAAACAAGATTTCGTCATCATCATCGATCCGCGACTCGCCGCTCTCTGCGGAGCAGGGCGGTGCTTCGCACGGGGCGTCTCTACGAGACTCATCGCGTAACGATTCGGACACCTTCGGTGACTCGCCACGTAGTGGGGCGTCTCTACGAGACTCGTCTCTACGAGACTCGGGCGCCAAAGGCGACTCGCGTAGTTCGGGCACCTTCGGTGACTCATCCAGTATGGATTCGGGCGCTGTAAACGAGGCGTCGTCACTATGAACAATACAACGTTTTTATCTTATATTCATTACACTAAATTTATAATATACCTGCAACTTTTTTTTAGCGGCGGTTCACAAGAATTTTCTTCTACACTATAGAATTGTATCATTATGAACTGTTTTCATAATGATTTATATTTACATTTATACCTGGAGCTGCTTGTAGCCACATTGTTAAACGTTAGATCACTACGAGCCGTTTCGCGACGCTTTCGATGTACACGATCCGGCTCTCGATCACTACGAGTCTTTCCACGATGAATCTTGCGGAGAGACTCCGAGGCGTGAACCGCCGCCCCGTGCGAAGCACCGCCCTGCAGCGCAGTGAGCGGCGAGTCATTGACGGGACCCGAGTCGCACAGTTCCATTGAACATGGGGTCTCTTCGGAACTCCGTGAGTCGCCGTTGGCGCCCGAGTCACGTAGTGACGAATCGCGGCGTTCCGAGTTACCGAAGGTACCCGTGCTACTTTACAAAAAACGACATATTAATTTAGAGCAACGACAATGTGTATACAATCTAACCTGTAAATCTCATTATCCACTCCATCCCTATTAAAATGTCGTTTAGTATATATTCTAGCATGAATGGAATTATTAAATTACCTTCGCGCAAGATTTAATACCTCCTTGGTAGTGGCGATTACACCTGCGGCTTTAAATGTTGGAATTTGACACAACTCAAACTGTGCAGTCGTTTTAAAAACACTTTCAGTCATATCATTCTTAAAATACGTTGTAGTCTGATAAAATGACCAAATATCAATATATTTCAGTTTGGAGCCTTCTCTATACTCGTAATATTTTTGAAAGAATGTTCTAACTACATTAAGAACAGCCAGTTCATCGTTCGTGTCGTTGATAACTTTTTCCGGAATACCCTTTGGAAGTTCGCCATTTTCACGATAATATTCTGCAGTTTTTTTAAGCGACTCGATTAATCTATACATTAGACCCATTGCCATCTTTTCTCGATGTTTTTCGATGTTTAGGTTTGCTGGTTTTAGGTTTGGGTGTGAAGAGTCTTTGATAAGTGATGGATCTACAAACGTAGTTTCGAATTTTACAACCTTAAGTCTTTGATGTAGAGCACCGTCAACTTTCATCAATGGAAGGTTGTTTACACAAAAGATTAATCGCGTGTGTACTTGAGCAAGGGAGCCTTCTTCAAATATGTTTCTAACTCTCTGAGTATCATTACCCGAAAGCGCTTTAAGATTACCGGTATCAAGCTTTCTTTTCGAATCTGTAGTATCCACCTCGCTAACAACAGTCACTCGAGATTCCAATAAAAACTTTCTATTAGGCTGCGGAGCCTCGCCGTTTGTCATAGTTTGTTGGTAGAACAAATTGGCCGAGGCAACATTATAATAAGCACCAAAACATGCGTTTATAATTTCTGCAAATGCAGATTTTCCATTACCGCCTTGGCCCAGCCAAAAATAGACCTCTTTATGCGAGTTTTGATGAGAAAGTGTAATTGCCAGTCTTTCAATAACCCACTCTCGAACTTCCTTGTTTGGTAATACGTCTCGTATAAATCTGTCAAATAGTTGTACTTCTATGTCATCTTCGCAAAGGTCTCTATATTTGAGACCTGAACATTTTGTTACATAGTCTGTACACACTGCATTTCTAATAATTACTCGATCGTCACATGTCCACTCCAATATCTTATTTCGGAATGCAAATATTTTCTGTTCTATGTTAAACAGTTCCGATTCTGACATTGGACTTGCTACATACATCTTAAAATTCTGCTCCATCTTACCTGCCACCGCTGGCCTTTTGGATTCGGCAAGTGCATCACAAAAAGCGTTCAATGCCACTTCGATTCTGCTTCCCTTATTTTTACCACCTTCAGTGTGTCTTTTAAGTATCTTTTGTGCAGTTTTTAACGCAGGTTCTATAAACATGTCACATATTATCTTTTTAATATAGCCTTTAGAATCAGGTCTCCAATATGTAGTTCCACCAAGTTCTATCGCCCCCTTCCAGATAAAGGTCTCTTTACCACCAACATCAATCGCCATAGTTGGTGCAACTTGTTTAATGCTCATACATAATGTATTCATGTTAAATCGTCTCAGTATCATACTTTCATCGTTTAAATTCTCCGCCGAATATGACGAATATGGATGATACTTTCTATAATATTCAACTATTTCTTCCCTTGTCAGCGTATTCAATAGAGTTGACATTCTAACTCGAGAGTTGTTAAAGTTCTTAATCATTTCATCGTTTTTCTCCTTCTCAGTCTTCCCTTCATTGATAACAGGTTGAGAATAATCACAAATCGCTTCAAGTTCTTTAAACTTTTTAATCACTACATCCTTGTCGTATTTGGCAGTGGATTTTTGGGAAAATTTGTCAAATATCTCCAATGCCAATTCAGGGTCTTCGCATTCTCTGATGAGTGCAAGACCAACGCGTATCCAATCATTGTAACTTTCATAAAACGAGGGCTGTAAACGATCCAATATAAACCATATACCATCAACGTCGAGGAGGTTGTGTCCAAGATATATCACAGACTCTTGTATAGCCTTTTTCGTTTGCGTTTCTCGCTCTCGTTTTTGTAACATAACATTTCGTGGATAATGGTAACTCAACGCTTTTACGCATGAAACCGAAGAATTTGCCCAATCGATATCACATGATATGAATGTTTCCCAGTCTATAGTAGCCATTTCATAGTCATATGTTCTATACACTTGATATGGAGTTTGGCCGTTAGCCTTTATGCCACCATACAGTAGCCACGTTTTCATGCCCATTGTATCAAAAACTTTGGGAGCTTTGCCCGCGTTAACATCTCGATCATAAAATTCTCGGTATCGTTCAAACAGTTTTTCGTTGGTTTTGAAAAGCTGTTCTGCTGCAAAAACAACTTCCTTTTCAAACTTGTTAATATCGGCACACGCTCCGTATAAATATGGAAAATGTAGATGGAAACCATTTTTCACTGCAACTTCGGAGCTATTATCGGCTCGAATTGCATAAGGCTTCTTAATGGTAAATGCACATTTAAAAACGTCTTCTTCACTAAACTTTTCAAACACGAAAAACTTTGATGCAACATTGTAAACCAACTTAATAATCGTCTCAACATCTTCAATGTTGTAAAACAGCATACATTTCCTGGCACACTTTTCTCTATCCGAAAGATCTTTGTCTTGTTCCACCGTAGATTTTTCTATAAAATTCAATGCATTGTCCATGTCAGTCATATCAGACTCATTTTCCAGAACCACTTTAAAGTCAACATCCAATACATATGGTCTGCACTTTCCAGGTTTTTCCGCTATAGAGTGAGTACACCTTGGATTTTCATCAAACGTATACTCTTCATCATTTGTCACCAATCTACACCCAAAGTCAACTATAATATACAAGTTTTCCAGGTCTTCGTCCGCGATGTTATATTTCCCACCCGAACCACGGGCATGGCGCAGTGTTACATGCGTAACTTCTTGTGACGTACACTTACACCGGACCAAAATATCGTTGAGCAGTGGCTCATATGTCTTGTTAGTAAGATCCTGCATTTTAAATTGTATATTTTCTTTTTCTAAAGATGTGTTGCTACCATTTCATTTTTGCACACGGTGTGTTCTGGCTGAAACTGGCGTGTGAAATGTGAGTCTGCGCCTCAGACGATCACTATATCTTTGGTCCGATAAACGGCGTTCTTTTTCATTGGTAGCTTCTTTATCTCACATATCTGTGCTGTGTGTTTTATGTTTGACTTGGTACATGAAAAATCTACAAGTGATGTTTTTATATTTTCCAAATCGAAATTGTACATTTTCTGCATGTTTGCTAGAATTAGTAGAGGATCGTCAGTTGCGACAGTGTAACAGTTTAATGTTCCCTTCAAAAGATTTCTATGATCGGTGTCGTCAAACATGAGCTGTCTATTATTGTCATTGTAATATTTCACCGCAATATAGTTTACGATATGCAAAAGTGCCCAGTACATTTCCTCCAAGGATTTAATTTCAGAGATATTTCCAGCGGGTAGCTGTAAATTTTCACCCAGCATAGTCTTGTATGCAATATCGTTCACTTGTTCTTTTGCTATACGGCAATAAGTTTTGGCAATGTCATTAGATTCTAGAGAAATTTCAAACGGAAACTTTAATGCTATAGTCTTTTTACGGTAGGCATTTATAGCAGTTCCAACTATATTCATTTCATTAGCAACGCTCGCATATACATTTTTCAGTCTAGAAAATTTTAGTGTACTCGAATATGCAATTGCAAGTATAGACATTTTATTCTTTCCGTTAAAGGTCGCGGCGCATTGGATATGGTCTTTCAATTCAAGAAGGTATTTTATTGCAGATATTGAGTCACTTGATATTTCAACTGCTTTAACGTCAGGAATTTTTTCTAGCATGTGTGATAAACATTTATTGTAATCATCCAAGGATATCTTGTCCATCAAGAACAAGATCTTGCATGTATAATATTCAAAGTACATGATATCAGTGTGAACGTTGCGTATGGCTTCCATACATTCACATGGAACATATTCAAATCCCAATGCATCACAATGTGTGCGCACCATTCTAGACATTTTAAACAGTGTAGTATAAATGTATTTGTGTACATCGTACCATGATATCAAACAAGATTTCGTGTGCGTTTTAATATCATCTAAACTTTTACCATTAAACGATCGTATAACATTAAATCTATCATTCAGATGTGTCATAACACTAGGTGTAAATTTTAGACGACAGAATGTTATCATGTTATCTATATTTTCAAAAAACTTTGGACATGAAAATTTAGATATTTCATCCATCAAAGTAAAATTCTCAATGTCTCTGAAACCGCGTGTAACATGTACATTTTGAGCGTATTGTAAAACTTCAGTATCGACGGTTGTAGTGGACGATTTTGATAGATACCAATTTGTCAACAGTTTCTTTGCTTCATATGAATCATCCGAGTAATCATCTACATGATAGCTCAAACAAAAAAATCTATCTTTATATGGCCAAGGGTATTCAGATGTAACAAATTTTACACCGTCCAAGTTTCCAAACATTACACCTTCATTGTCTAGCAAAATGAGATCCTGTATCCTGTGATCAAAGTGTGCATTTAGACGACTCAAAAACAGGTTATCGTTTGCAATACCTGTAGACGAAACATATATAATATGTCCGTCAGTTAAACGTATCGCATATAATACATTTCTTTTTTGATATTTCGTTGGTATGATGGAATAAAACAACTTGTAATTGTTGATGCATGCATATATTATAAATTTACCTAGCTTTGTAAGACTTTTTACATCTTTGCCAAGTCTAAACGTGCATCGATTGACAATCTTTTCAGGCAAGTGTTGAAATGACATTTCTCGCTCCTCCTCTTTCTCAACAACGATTTGTTCTATATACTTTTGCTTTAAAAGTTCGTCTCCAGAAAGAATGTTTGACCTGTTTGGAGATGCCAGTGTTACATAATACGCGTCTATCGCCTGTGTGATGGGATTAATGCTTATGGAGCCAGAAGTCCAGATATTCGAAACTGGCACGAATAAAACATTCTGTTTAGATGACATTGATGTTATATCTTTCATTGAAAGGCATGTATTCATAACGGCACCCATTTGCAATTTCACCGTGGTATAATGTATTCCGCTAAACAGATTTATGCTACGCTCTAGATTTAGTAGACTCGTTGATATTGAGCGCATATTTGTCAAATTGGTTTTTACGCTATCAATGTCTGCATCGAGCATTGTTGGTAGAATGTTTGACGGTCTATACAGACTCAACTCTGTCTTTGCAACATCACACATATCCTTACAGTTAATTGTATTACAGAATGCCTTTGCAAATTTGTAAACAAATACATTCGATGAAATTTCGGGGCTGGGTTCATTAAACAGCACAAAATGTTTTGATGTGTCAAAAATCTTTATACTAACATACGGGGATGATTTGTTCATGTGAACAACTACATCTTCTATGTAAGATTCGTTAAAGTGAGTAGTAATGCTACAAGTCTGTTTCATATAAACACTATCCGCTTTCCATGTATCTAAAAGCACGTTGATGATTGATTCACAGTCGTCCTTTTTAGATGTTTCAATAATTCTAAAATCCTTTTGAAATTGCATATTTGTAGTTTGAATATTTTTAATCATTGCTTTTAGCATGGAAGCTCGGTTCACGTCTAAATCAAACAATTGCTCACATACCAAATAAACATAATCTAAACTAATATTACCTTCTGTGGTGTATAGATCGTCTGTTGTGTATCCGTATGCATATCCTAGTTTTTGTATCATGTAAGCTAGAAATTGCAATATCGTTTTCATTGTATTATGTTTCACGTCTCCTGTAGTTATGGTTGTGCGTTTATCGCAGATGATATTGTTTTTAGCTTTTCTGAGCTCCATGATACCATTGCCAAACTCTGAATATTTTAACATGTACTTGTAGATATCGAGTAAAACATATTCGTTAGTGGCAATTTGTACCAACATCGCTGCACACGATTCCTGTTTTGATAGTACGGGTTTAATGTTCATGTATGAAATTTGCTGGTCTAATACAAAAGTCGAGTCATCGAATCGTGTGTGAGAAAAACCCATATTCTTATGACTAATGTAATAGCTAGCGATAAACTGTTCGATTAAGCTTTTAAAAACAACGCGATTCTTTAAGACGGTTACATCGTTCATTGTACGTGGTATACTCTCTACTACACTGTAGTACTTTTGCTGTATATCTGCACCGTGCTCGCATGTAAACAGCGTGAAATATTTTGCCGAAAATGGAAAAAGTCCCAAATCGTATAAAAGATTAAACGTTGAACCGAAAAATGCTTCCGCTAACAATTTGTCCACGCGTACACTGTCTCTGTCGTATATTGTGCTCAGTGGAGTCGTCGAGATTTTAAACGCGACATTTTTCTCAACATACTGTATCCCCGCATAGCCGTACGATTGAACAATAAGCTTAAACTCTTTGTTGTTTTTACAATCTTTAATGGTAAATGTATCACCCGTACCATGTTTCACCGTCCCAGAAAATGCATTACATAATGTAGAGTTTAATTCTATAGTTTTTTTAATTATATCATCACGCTCCCCATTGCGCACTTTTTCTAACAAAACCATAAACAATTCAAAAATCCTCTTTGAAGAATCTGAATAGAATTTCATCCTTTTTATTTAATCACATATAGCAAATAGCTAATTTAGATGCTTAAAAAGTTGCCACACTCGGGCGCCGTGAGCGACTCAGGGGGGCCCGGACGCCATGAAAACATATTAATGTTACGTTAGAGCCATCGAATAAGCAATAGTTTATGTGTAAACACATAAACATAATTTATCTAAATGTCTGACGGTCAGTATAACCGTAACCGGATACTGCTCTATCATCTAAAGTTATATCATAATTCTGAGGAGTATACTTTTGCGGTCCACTGTTATGAGCCGTAGAATAATCGTGTGCTGGCATTTTCCTATCCAATGTGGGCACCATTCCACCTGAAGAGTTTTGATATATATACGTTTTTGTAGATTCTGCAGAAGTTAAAAGTGTATCTCGCAAAGATACATTTGCATCGTCTCTGGGTTTGGTGTATGTAGTATACGTCTTTGTCAATTCCAGATTCGTTCCAACTGGATTTGCAAGTTTAATATTATTAATCATATCATCTGTAATATTCTGTTGATAATATGCATATTTCTTACCCGTAGATGCTTCTGCATGTAATCTATCTGGCATTGTAATACTTATATTCTGCGGATGATCGTAATGGCTAGTTGCTACAGCCGTTGCAGACGTCTTCAATGTATCAGGCAACACCACTTCTACATTAGGATGACTTAGTGGATACGATTTCTTATTAGATTCTGCACCATATTTCGGCAAGTTTGCTTCAAGGTCTAAATACGAATCATGGCTCGTATCGTATGCAAACGACTTGTTTGCATTGACATCGTAAACCGTATTCGGATCACTGTTTATCATTGAATCAATGTCCATACCACCTTGAACGTCAACCGTTGCTGAATTACACACTTTCATTGTATCAACAGAGAATGCAAGTCTAGGCATTCTCGACCAAGGAAGCAAATCTTCCTGTCTAAGAATCGGAGGTCTAAATGCACCCTTATCCAAAATTGTATACGGAAGTTTTCCCGAAGATCCCGCCACCCCACCAATTACACCATTTGAATTTTGAGTCTTACCAGTTTGACCATAATTAGAATATTGCACATCCACCATTTGATTTACCCCCTTTGCATATGGATTTACATATTGCTGAAACCGATCCCCGGAATCATCCACCATTTCAATGAGACTATTATCTTCACCCACTCTAATTTTATGTCTCGTCATAACGCTCTTATGTGGAGCTTTTTCTATCGAAGTGTTGCCATTCCACTCTTCGATATCACCGAAAGAGTAATGTTTTTTGTTTCGTAAACCAGAATAACTAAGCATTTTATTATATTTCATTACCGATGTGTTTTTTGATATACAAAGCCATTTCATCGTCACATTTATCTAGCCCAGTTTCAGAAGTTACTCGCTTGTAATGGTCCATGTATTCTTGTTTTACAGACGGATGTGATGCCTCTAGTCGTTTGGCACGGTTATACGATGCTTCGTATTGAGTCTTCAGCTCTTTAATCTTTTGCTCGTACATTTCTACAAAATACGAACACGATCCCATAGACTGTCGCTCTTTAATGTACTTTTCAATTGGAGATGTTATCATGTCACCAGACTTTACAATGTGTGCACGTTTTTCCATTGACAAATCCTCCTTAGCTGCAGGATTTTCAACCACACACTTTTCATCGTTACATGGTTTTGTCAATTGTACAACACCTCCATCGTCGGTATATTTCCTTTCAGTGGTAAAAGGAACCGCATGTCGGTTTCGTATAATTCTCAATACAGATGTAGAAGAATTGTTGATATTGTTCTTACAATACTCTTCTGCAAGTTCTAAACTGGAAAAACTGCCATATACACAAAACTTTCCATATATACCAGAATCGTCGGGTATGGCATATTTAGATGGTCTCAATGCAATTACACAAAAGTTTTGATTTGGTATAGAAGTTACATTGCCAATCTTTTCAGAAATCTGTAACATCCATCGGTTTTCGCGAACGACTTGAGATGCACCTTTTACAAAAATTTCCATAGTTTTGCGGTCATCGATGTTTATAATGCTGCGTATAAACATGAGCACCTTAGAAATAGAATCTTTAAACAATGGACACGTCACTTCATTACTGGAAATGTAATCGAATATGTAACGAATTTCCCTTGAAAGAAACTCGCGACATGCATTCTCACTCAAGTGTAAATCTACAAAAGAACTATTCCAGAATTTAATCTCGTCAATCCATGGTACGGCCGTGGCACTCTTGGATTCTATATAGAATCTAGAGACTATTCCAGTTGACAGTAGTTTAAATTTATCGAAAAGAATCTTTTCCAATTTTTCATGCTCTTCAAACTCTGTAGCTGACAATTCATACACATGTTTTATCGTGCGTATATATAGCGCATGACGCAAAATCCAATCTGCATATAGAATGGAATCGTCTTTAAACTCTTCTACGCTACAATACGTCTTATAGACATCTACATCACACGATAACGGGTGAATATGCATTTCTTGCAATAGAGATTCCAAGATGTCGTCGGTTACCCGAAGAACTTTTTTAAAGTACCCGGTGCGAGAGTGGCGAGCCTTGTCATTGGGAGACTCGCGTAGCCCGTCGTTACACGACTCGTTCGAGGCGTCGTTACACGACTCGTTCGAGGCGTCGTTACACGACTCGTTCGAGGCGTCGTTACACGACTCGTTCGAGGCGTCGTTACACGACTCGATCTCCAATTTATGTTTAACCGAAATATTTTTTTTCAGGACAATTTCATATTCATGCAATAGAGTCTGGAATTTACATTGTTTAAAGAGTAATGTAAGCTCATATAGTTTACCTTCACCATCTGAAAGTGATTCATATAATTTATTTACTTCTTCAGTATCGTCTAAATAATATTGTAACATATTTTATTTACAAGTTTTAGTCAGATTAAAATATCGATTTTATACCACAGGCGATAACGGAAATTTAGTACCAAACATCTGGTTACATTCTTGTACAGAAATGGATTTGTTATACATAAAATCTAAAAAGACTTTTTCAAAGTTTGCATCTTGATTTGTTTTATCGTATCGGATCCTGTATGGTATGATATATGTTGGCTTGAAATCGCCGAAGGCTCCGTTTACGGCTCCCAAACTCTGTGAGTCTCGTAGAGACGCCCCACTACGTGGCGAGTCGCCTTTGGCGCCCGAATCCCTACGGGATGAGTCGCCGTTTACGGCTCCCGAACTCTGTGAGTCTCTTAGAGACGCCCCGCAGTGGTGCGAAGCACCGCCCTGCAGCGCAGCTAGCGGCGAGTCTTCTAAATAACATTCCACTATTTTTCCTTGATACTTGTCAGCGCTGCAAGTCTTTAGATATATTGACTGTGCAAGTTTTATTACGATATCCGGATTTGAATGTTCTATGTAAATGTCATCATCTGTAACATCTTTTTTCAACGCATTATAATACACTGCACATTCATTGCCAATGTAAACATCAATCGTGTTTACAAATTTTATCTTATAGACTGGACTCTTTGCAAAATCACTGCTGTGTACATATGGTGTGCTTTTTGGTACTAGTATATAGCCGTCTATATCAACACCGTTCAGCATATACGGTTCAATCGTTTCCACCGTGAAAGGATCGAAAGATTTTGCAATTGTAAAATATTTATCTTTTCTCACAATGATTCTGTCAAGTATTCTAGCGTACATGTCAAATGTGTCGGAGAAATCCTTCAGTATATGAAGAATTATATGCTGGTTTTTTACACTTTCACATACCATTGCAAATGGTGGTGTAATTTTCTTTACGAGCGATAGTATTATGAGAGACGACGTATTGGGATATCGTTTACCATTCAACGTAAAAAACGTCTTTTGTACACTCACGTACGCAGTCTGCCCGTCATATTTTAACATTGCTGTATATTGTGTCATATCCTGGACACATCCTTTTAATAATGGAATTGGCTTCTTTAAAGATTTCATAATTGCATTAAATGTGGTATTCCACTCCATAGTCATTTTATCAAAAGTCAAACTCCATGTCTTCAATCTCCGAGTCCTCGTTATCTTCTTCGACATTTTCGATCGTTTGCGGTTTAGAAAGTATCGTGTCGTAAATCTCTCCGAAAAGTTTCTCGTCCGAGATGTAGACTACAGCTTTTGCATCTGGATTATAGTAGACTTTTATATCGTTTGTTTTATGGATAAGTATTATGGGAGTTGATTTGTCTATGGAATCTATGTTAATTCGACGAAATATAACATACTTTTCCTTGTATTCTGGGAAAAAATCTTCATCGAAAGAATATACGATATCGGGCACGATTACGCTTGACGGGTGAAGTAGTCCACAATAGTTTGGATGTGACTGATTTGTGATATTTAATAATCGCTTGTGATATGATATGTTTTCACCGGCATTTACATTAAAATCTACAATATCATTATAGTAGAGGTGGCTGTGCAACTTCTCAAATTCACGTTTTTCTTTTGTGGACATTATGGAAAGATTATATTTCAGTTTGTCACGCAGCTCTTCCGATTGAAAGATTAGACGGTTGTTTTTGACGAAAACGTCATAGTGACTTGCATATGTAGAATCTTTTGGAATGCGGTATTGTATAGTCGGATCTACGAGTGTAAAGTTTTTCCAGAAATCCATTACGCCCAAATGTCTGTAAAAGTGTACAGTCATTGCAAATAGACAACGCGATAGTTTTCTCAAATACATGAAACGGTGCAAATCACCAACATCCTCAGATTTGTATACATTGGATTTACAATTGTAGACGATGCTACCATGCGGTATTAACGAATCATCTGCGACTCTTGGAAATCCAAATTCGTCAATAAAAACATTGTTACTTTGTACAACAGGATTCTCTGGTAGTGGAATAGATCCGTTCAAACTTTTCTCAATGGCCAGCAGTTTAGATACTATTGGACTGTCAAAAGGTTCAGTGCAAGTAACTGCGTTTCCTTTTTGCACTGCCATTGCTGCATTGTGATCCAGAACGAGTTCGTATCGACGCTCCGTCTGGTGAAATAGCAAAAATACTGCTCGCGGTCTAACGTATCGATCATAGCACATGGTCTTGAAATTGTGTGCAAGACTACAGACATCAGAGACATAGTTAAATACAAATATGTTTATGTTCAAATAGTTTTCCATGTTGGCGACACTGTCACCGTGAAGTGAATGTTTTTTCATTTGCAGCACAATGCTCTGTATGTCCTGTAGAGATTTTCGACCGGTTGCTATACACAAGGCTTCGTACAGGGAATCTGTATCTGTAAACGTTCCACATCTCGCATATCTTTTAGAACTTTCAGCGTAAAGAAATTCTTCAATGTTCTGAGGAAGTTTGCCAATTTTCTTGGGTGCTAGAATTTTCATTGAAATGGATACATCCACAGATTGACGTTTGGCTGCACATTGTGTTTTACCAGAGTACCGATTAAATGCAGACGATTGTTTTTGCATTTGGCTCTTGAAAAAACAACACGGTAAAAATGGATATTCTCTCTTGTTACCCAACGTATTCTCTTTCAAGCCAATATATTTATACTTTTCATGTTTACATGTATAATTTCGAGTTTCAGATTCTCCAAACATTGGAAATTTCATGACCATGTCGGGTGGCAAAGTTTCAGCCTCTTTGTCGTCCACCACTACGGGAGGATTGGGACACAGTCTGGTATAGTGGCTGATAAACATTGCAGGCTCCATTGCTCGTAGAGTATTGTTTTTCGGAGCAGAGTATACAGTTGACAGAGAAATTTTCTTTGTAAGATATCTATTAAGAAATTGTGTAATGTGTTCACTGTGAAGTAGTGTATAGTGTAATATGTGTAGTATAGTTTCAGCAACATCATCCAGCTGTTTCACAGAACTACAATTTTTTATGCCGACTGTGATTACTGTTGGCCGTGTAATGTTTATGGAAAAGGATATATTTGGAAAGGTTCTTGAGAATATAGAAACTGTCCTACGTCTAAGAATGTTGTTGCATTCTTTCATGAAAAAGTATTTTGATAATATATTATCATTAACGATTACATATTTTAAAATGTCAATGTTCAAGTTGATGCTGTACAGCTCAAACGATCTGTAATGTGAAACTTTGACATCATAATTGGTCATTTCGCATTTTAATATTTTACCAATTTCCTGTATAACGAATACCGTGTCTCTAGAGTCGGTTTCTATAAACTCTATATACAGAGCATCTGTGTGTCTAACTCTAATGTGACGATTTCTATAGTTTAATATCATCTCATTCGGCAGACATTTGATATCGGTAAAATTCTTAAGATATTTTACGATTACATCTCCTTTGAAATTATAGTAGACGGCATCGCATTCTTCTGTCAATACAATGGAATCGAATGTACTATCGAGATTTGTGATGTTGTCGTAGTCTAGTGTAATTTTAATTCGGGTGGTGGTTGATTTGACCGGACCCTTTGTAAAGGTACGAGCACCTGAACATTTGTGGTCTATGAAATATATAAAATCTTCCAGTTCCTTTAATCTGTCTGCGTCGTATTTTAACGCTTTATCTATATTTCGTTTAATAGTTTTACGCGTATCTGCTGACATGTACAATTTACCGAGTTCCTGCTGTAGCAATGTCTCTAAAATACTTCCATTATCCACATATGCAGTTTCTCCCAAGTGTTCAATCATGTTTACATTTTTAATGTACGTGGAGTAGTCGCCGCCTAAAGACGGGGCGCGTAGCTCGTCTCTGGGCACGCCATGCTTCACAGCATGACGTAATATATCATATTCAGTTAAATCTAGCATTATTTTATTACCATAACATATATCTTTTGATTGCCAATAAAAAGACGCAATGACTCCCTTTTTAAGTTTTATAGAATATGCAAAGACGTTGGATATTACAGTTTCGCTGGATAAAAGGACGTATATTTCAACTGCACCCGAGAGGTTAAATGCTCTTTCGGCTATAAACAATATGCAGAACACTGTTTGGATATTGGTTTCGCGTCAAACATACGAAACTTCTCTAAAACTGTTTCGTACTAGCGATGTTATAAATCTTAAACTGAACATCGTAACAAATTGCATCACCGAAGAACTGCACAATAAAATTCTCTTGCTTCATCGATGGTGTCTGGAAAATCAGATGTTGGCGTCACCCGCATCCATTGATACTGACACCTATATACGAAGCGAAATTGTATTGTTGTTTAGAAAAGAGTGGTTGTCGTGTGAATCTATGATGGATCTTTTGACATCTCCCCGTTTTGATAACTTGAGTGTTTGAAAACTCCGGGCAAAATGCTTTTCGAAAAAAATTTTTGAAAAAAAAATTTGAAAAAAAATTTTGAAAAAAATTTTGAAAAAAAATTTTGAAAAAAATTTTTGAAAAAAAAATTTTGAAAAAATCTCGGAGCCATAGCAATTACAACTCGTGAAAAATCCTAATCATCTACCAGAGACATTGTGACTGTAGACTGGTATAATTTTGCATCGGATGCAATGAAGAAAACATTATTTCTCTCAAGTCGTATGCTACACGGAATATTTGTCGGTATTCCCATTATAATATGTACTTTAAACGGATATAGTTTATACTGTGTTGCAGATTCGAAAACGTGTGCTATCAGTTCCACCTCCTCTTTTACTTCGTCTATTCCGCATATACATATATTTATAATTGTCTTTGATTTGTCGGCGACGAGAGATGGAAAAAACGTCGATTCTGGCCCATTTATTTTACAACATGTGCTGTAGAGAGAATATGACGATTTTGTTCTTCTGCCAACCTGTTCTATTGCAAAGTTCATTTATTTGTACCGTACAATGCTCACATATCGCATCAAAATATAAATGTTACTTGATATATAATAACTATCTGGCTTGAATAAAAACACCTTAATAAAAATGGATGCGCGCGAAGATATAACAGAGTTGTTTATGGAAGAGAGATTACATGGAATGATAACTGATGATGACATGCAAAAACTCAGTGAAGATATTGCAAAAATTAGAGCCGACCAAATCATGGGGCGCGACGATGTGACGGAGCAAACGTTTACTCAGACAAAAATGGATGTAATGGATACTATCATGGGAACTGATAGTAGAAAACGTACAGGTAACACGGATACACCAGAATTATCTATTGATACTAATGTATATTTACAAACAGCTGATCCGCCTAAAAGAGGGACATCTCTCATTAGAATCGATTCTACAACCACACGCGGCAGCAAACTTAGAAGAACTGAAACTGAACTTGTAGATAAAATCAAAAAAGATCGAGAGAAAAATTTTGCACACAAAATACCAGAAAATGTAGTCGAAGAGGATGATCATAACAAGAAACTAAAATTACTAAAAAAGCTTTCAAACTTGAAGAAGATATTTCCAAATGCACATATACAAGACATGAACACGTATAAAAGCGTTGCAGAGATTGAGAAATATATAGATCAAATAATCATAGAACATTCAGATGATGAAATAGAAATGAACCTTGAAACGATTTTAACTTCAGGATTCACACTTATAGAAAAAGCTATGACTTACTTAGGTTTTGATATGGTAGGATATGCATGTTATCAAAACAGTTGCATGTGTACGTATAGAAAACTGTTATTGGATCTGTCAGATGGTCACTATCTCCCAAAAATGTACAAATCTATGAGAACAGAGTTTAAAATAATATTGCTATTAAGTTTAAATACTGTGGGATTTTTATTCGGTAAAAGCGTAAAACAAGTAGCAGCAATCTCAAATGTAACACCAGTCGCCAGTGCATACTCATCAATGCAATACGAGCCTGTAAATATAGATAATAAATTTACAACGCTGAGCGTCGAAAAGGTTGTAGACGAGCCACAAAATGTGTCGGGAACTCCCACTGGAATACCCACGCCCACAGAAGTGCCCACGGGAGATCTTTTAGGTTCTCCTCCCGCGCCCATTGGAGAACGAATGCCGATACAAAAGTTTATGTTTAAAAGCTAATTTAACGTTGTTATAAATCCGAAAAAAAAACTATAATAAAAAGATTAATAAAATGGCAACACATTCATCTAATATCACTTCTGGTTTTATTGATATTGCTACCTATGATGAACTTGAAAAGTACGCGTATGGTGGCAGCCAGGCAACTGCATATTTCGTTAGAGAGGTTATGAAATCTAACTGGTTTACTATTATTCCAGTACCGTTGGCACGAAGCAGTGGATCTCCCGATTTTGGGCAGGAATGGGCTGTTAACGTTCCCCGTTCTGGAGATTATCTTTTGCACACCTGGTTGAGATTGAAGCTTCCGGCAGTTTCTCTGTTGGCATCCAATTCGGCTGGTCTGAATGGTCGTCTTCGCTGGACCAAAAATCTCATGCACAATCTCATCAAGGAAGCTCAAATTACCTTTAACGATCTTGTAGCTCAGAGATTTGACAATTATCACTTGGATTTCTGGAGCCAATTCGCCTATCACGAGGGTAAACAGAATGGCTACGCTAACATGATTGGTAACATTGAAGGTCTTGTAGATCCGCACGGCCCTGGAGACGCACTGCATGAAGTGTATCTCAATTTGCCGCTACCATTCTTTTTCACTCGAGATTCCGGTGTTGCATTGCCATGTGCAGCTCTTCCGTTTAACGAGATTCAAATCCGATTCACCTTCCAAAATTGGGAGAATTTGCTCATCTTTGAAGACATTTCTTTGTCTGGAAACAAGAAGAAGCCTATTGTTGTTGGTCCAGCTTCCGATATTGCAATGGAGCCTAAACTTACCAATGTTATCGTATTTGCCGAGTATGCTCTAGTTTCTAACGAAGAGCGTAAACGCATGGCCAGTGGAAAACGCGATATTCTCATTGAGCAAGTACAAACTGCGCCTCGTTTAACTTACAATCCCATTCAGAATGCCGAGCCGAGCTTTGACATCAGATTTTCACATGCCGTAAAGGTATTGTTCTTTGCAGTTCGTAACGCGACCCACAAGAACGAATGGTCGAATTACACCACTAGCTCTCCAGTTGTAACGGGTACCGGTTTCGCTCCGATCAAATCTTTCGACCCTATTATTCAAACATCGCTTGTTTACGAAAATCAAAACCGTTTGGCTAACATGGGATCTGATTATTTCTCGCTAGTTGCTCCATTTTACAGGGCACCCCGCATTCCCAGTCAAACGGGCTACCATATTTATCCATATGCATTGGATTTCTGTAATCTTGACCCTACTGGTTCTACCAATTACGGTAAGTTGAGCAATGTATCTATTATCCCGAAGGCAAGCGATTTGTGTATTACAGGTGCTGATGGTACGGGACCCGTTGATTCCGGCTTGGATTACCCTCAAAAGTATGAGTTTGTAATAACTGCAGTTAATCACAACATTGTTCGTATTCTAGGTGGAGCTCTAGGATTTCCAGTACTATAAGTATCCATTTTTGTTTTTTTTCGTTGATGATATCATCAACGAAAATTTATACTGCTCTTGAGCTTTAATATGCTTTACATTTGAAAACTTATATATCGAAATGAACATTAAGAAAAGCCCCTTTTAGAAGGGGCTTTTCGTCATTTATCTAATGCTCTGGTTGTCTATAGAATTCTATTCACAAAATTCTTTTCACCGAACGCGGTCACATAAAGATTCTTATAAATAAAACTACCACAGCCACAATTATAACTAGGTGTAATATAGAGAGTTCACTTACTTTAGTATCTGAATTGTACTTTGCCATTTTATTTTATATAATCTTTTACATGATGAATTTGGACAACTTGGATGTGAACGCGAGAGCGTATCAAACAGTAAGCCTCTATATGCAATATAATGAGAAAAGAAAAGAGCTGGGTATATTACACGATGAATTGGAACGGTCAAAGGATATGATGCATAAGCGGCTAGTTAGCGAGAATATGCAGAGTATCACCGTTCAAAATGGATCTAAAAAATTTACACTGTCACAGAAAAAGAAAAAAACATCCAAGAAACTTACCAATGAAGACAAGGAATCTATAATTTCTACCACCCTTGGAAAATGTACCAGAGACGATCCAAAATTTTTAGCAAGAGTAGTAAATATTGAACTAAATAAGACGAAGCCTATTATAGAAACGGATTATTTGAATATAAAACAGATAGGCAAATAGATATTTCTTGCACAATGGAAATACATATTGGTGGTAACAAGACTAAAAAAAATCTTTTCTATAATCCAAGTGAAAAACTGTCATCGGAATCTATTTTTGAGAATTATTACAAGCTTTTAGATTACTACACAGCGGAAAAGAAAAAACTAATCGACACGTCTATCAATCTGAAAATCGCCAATGATATCCTGAGTCAAGACTTTATCTCTGAAGGCCACCGTTATCTTATAGTCGAGTTAAAAGAAATCACCAGACGACACTTGCAGTTATTGGACAATCTAAAACAATTCTTAGGAGATGTAAAGTCTATAATAGAAAATATATCAGAGTTGAACAGAAAAGGGTTGCAAATATATGAAACATCTGATGCTATAGATGAATACATATTAGAGTTTTACAACATGCGAAAAAAATATGTATCAGTCTCATTCTTTGATGGAAGTATAACAATATTGCCACATGAATCACCTAAAGCTTGCAACAACTGTAATAATAGAGATGATTTTGTATTAGAAGACGATGGAAAGGTGTGTCAACAGTGCTTCAGCACAACGACTCCCATAACTAGCAACTCAAACTATATAGATAGTAAACGGATAAACATCTCGGCCCCGTACAAGTACAACAGAACCAACAATTTCAAAGAGTATTTGAACCACTTTCAGCGAAACCACACCATTCTAGGTGCAATGCACGAGAAACTTACCGATGAATTCGAAGCGTTCAGTTCACAATACGATACCTTAAACAGCACAGAGAATAAAAAGAAGAGAAATTTCATAAACACAAGATTTGTATTATATCAATTGCTAATGAAAAATAATATAGATTGCAATTTTGATGAATTCATAAAACCCAAGACTGAAAGGATTGTAAAAAAACCGAGACTAGACTGCCCGGTGTACAATAGAAACGAAGACATATGCAGAAAGATATTTGCTATACTCGGATGGACATATACGGAGATTGTGCACTGACATCAAACTGGTGTTATGATAATTTACACCACAGCATTAGACTGTGGCACAACATGCGTTACAATTTTTACATTTTTTAACGCACCAAGTATTCTACCCGATGTAACATATGTCATGATTATGGAAATAAAAAACATTATTATAACAACAGAAGCAAGTGCAACATAGCTTGGTTTAAAGTATGTTAGTGTAGTGGAGGTTGTTTTGGCGCGTCTGTCACACGAGGGCAGGTTAAATGGAATCCATGCAAACGATGACATTTCTATAGACGGTATAGATTGTCTACCGCTTTTGAAAACCATAGGCAGTCCATCGTCGCAATAATAGTTTACAAATGTCCGGTTGCTCAGCTGTAGAGGTACATCCCGGGTTGTTTGCGGTATTGTCGGAAATCTAGGTGCCATTTCAGTGCCCGTATCATATATGAAAACAGTGACGCTATCTGCATAGAGCTGATTTTTGGTATAGATGCGGAGTATAAACTCATTTGCAAGTTGTTGGTATCTATATTTGCTGTGATTGCGGTTGACATATTCTGCAAACTTTTTAAATGCTCCAATGGTCGAGTAAAATTCAACGCGATCATCTAAAAAATATAATTTATTAAACACTAAAGCTAAAGGGCATTTATATAACTCACCATCTTCTATTCCATCGATTTCAAAATGTGATAATTGTAATAGATTGGAATTTTTGTAGTGTACAACATAGTAATCTCTATATTGTGTAACTGGAATCTTAAAAGACTTAAGATTTCCGTTTAGACACATTACAAACATACAGTCAAATGATCCATTTTTGCAGACACATTCATTCGTGGGATATGGAGACATCATACTGTCAGCACATTTTAAATTTACAACGTCGTTTTCGTTGTAAATATTCTGTAGTCCTGTAATGTCAATACCTGCACCAACATTTAAAACACATTCTTGATTTGACGTTTCGCCTTTAGCAGAATCTACTCCAAATACTCTAAAAAATGTTTCGCTAAATGCAGCATCGCTAAACGCAACAGCGATCGATATGTAAACTAGCACTATTGAACGCATGATGTAAACTGACTTTTAACGTACAGCGTCAGCCATATAGAATACTTCACATAGAAATAATACCAACATTTTATAATTAGCTGGTATTACATGGTATATTAGTCCAACAACTGTTAAACCTAACATGGCTTTAAAATCCATTTTGATCAAACTTATACCCGTCACAATAGCTAGCGCCAAGTAAGCTGCCTCTATAGAACGCATGATTTCAACTCTCTCGGAGCTTCGCGATTCTCAATCTTAATATGTTGCTGTTCAAACAAAACGGTATCAGACTTGTAAAGTTATATGCAACAATAAAACATGTTACTTGCAGCACTAATCTTGGGTACAATAGGGTTTGTATTGTACAATGAATATATCGAAAGTAAACGAGTATACCCTAGTAGAACACGGGATCTTATACCAGAACTAATGAATAAAGTGCACATACTGGCATTTTCTTCAAATGAACCGGTGTTTGTAAAACTGCAAAAGGCTCTCGGTAAAATCAGCATATATTCCGGATCGTCTTCATATACAGTAGATAAACAACATATATATCTATGCCTATCGGACAAGTCGGGGAATTTCTATGATATGAATACATTGATGGACGTTGTATTACATGAAGTATCACATGTTATATGCGATGAGCTGGACCATACTGCAGAATTCAACAGGATTTTCCGAATACTGAAAGCGCAAGCAAATGTTATAGGAATCTATGATAGCAGCATTCCGTTTGACAGGTCATATTGTTCAGGATGTGGATGTAGCTGAAAATTCTCCGAGAGATCAACGTTTAAATATAAAAAACAATGTTGTCATTATAATGGCAACTATCAGAACTGGAGTGTAGTCTGCTGTTTTCTTAAAATGTTCAGACAATGTTCCATTCCACACCGGCTTCTCTAGTTTCATATTGACTGCATTATGAAATGTAATAAAATATTCGATTAATGAATTGTGTGATCTTATTGCTGCATCGATGCGTCTTTCATCTGCAATGTATTGTGCAGAGAATATTTTACATGCATCGCATGGTAATAGTGTAGGGATTGCTTGTATAAAATTTTTCATGTGGCGTTTCTGTTCTTCGGTAGGAACGTCTGGGTAACCCATAGATGTCGTATGAAACATCTTCCAAAATGTCGGACCCCAAACAGCTGGATTGATATTATGTGTCATGGCTTTATTTATCATAACAGATGCATAAAACATGATTGCGTGGTATTTATGATGTTTTACATCTACCTTTCAAATCGCGTCAATAAAATTGGATTTAGAATGTATAAAGAGTTGTATATGCCAGTAAATATATCAAACCTTCACAATGGGTGTACAAAATACTCCGCAAGACTCTACGAGTGCTCCGCAAGACTCTACGAGTGCTCCGCAAGACTCTACGAGTGCTCATATTGCCGAGCAACCATGTCAGCTTCATTTACAGAAAAGATTTTTTAGATGCATTTGAGGAACGCAAAAAAGTATACGAAAACTTGTGCGTTTTACACGAAGAATATAAAAGGTAATAACTGTAAGGCCACATGTGGACATTCTATAATTCTTTTTTATATAGATCAAATGGAAATGACGCTATTGGTGACACTAAACTTTCTTTTATGAAACATTTACTTTCTTTAATTGAACAAATGTCGGCTTGACCATAATTTTGCAGCGGCCCATGGATAGATTCAAAATACATTTTAAAATATGATCGCAAAAACTGTTTAATTTGTATCGCGATACCATTATTTACAAAATAGAGCTATTGTCAGAGATAGCGTCTTTTAAACGAGCGTATTAGATTTATAAATATTAATTTGCAACATGAACGATATAGCGCAGGATCTCGAGAGCTTTAAATTGGACGAGACAATGTCAATAGAAATATACTGTACAGAAAATAAGTCTCTCGTGGAAAAAATTATGGATACCATTTCAAGGTAAACATTGAAACGGGAGCACTTGACGCGCTTGATGTAAAAAATTTTTTTAGATTGCTGGAGAGTGACACCACTGACAAGGAATTGGAATTAGAGACAAACCGTATAGCCGAATATGTATCTAGAAGAGTTGCTATGGGGTGAGATATATATTTTTGAGAATCGCGTATGATGGAATAGATTTAAGCGATTATATACAAATATGTTTCTATAGATTAAACATCGACAGCGAAGACTTTATATTTGCCGCTGAAATTCTTCGTGCCGCAGAAGTGTGCCTATTAAATAGTTGGAATGTTTATAAATTAAAATGTGAAAGATCGTAGTGTAATACAAAATTCTTTTGATCCAAAATATTTTCTTTTGAAATTTTTTTGAAAAAAAATTTGAAAAAAAATTTGAAAAATTTTTTTTCAAAAAATTTTTTTGAAAAAATTATGGAACCTGAACAAAGTTTTCAAAATCACCCAACGACTTTACTATACGTTCAATCCTGATATTTTTTCATGGTGATATGATTTGTATCGCAGCTTCGCTACTCGGGCACCTTCGGTGACTCGCCGCTTCGCGGCTCGGGCGCAGTAAACTGCGACTCGCCACGTAGTGGGGCGTCTCTACGAGACTCGTCCCGTAGGGACTCGGGCACCGTACACGGTGACTCATCCCGTATGGATTCGTTGATGATAAAACCTATCTCTCCTCGAGGTATATAAGACAGTCCATTGATTGCAAGGGACATACAACTTTCAGACCAGTGTTCTAGCTATAACTCGAGCTAACAACATGGCAGATGTTGAAGCCGGATTGCCGCAGCAGCACGAGGATGGCGAGCATTACGAAGATGGCG